ATGTCCGCCAAGATCTATCGTCCTGCGAAAACAGCCATGCAGTCGGGCAAGGCCAAGACCCATCTGTGGGTTCTGGAGTTTGACCAGGAGGCGCCGCGTCGCATCGACCCGATTCTCGGCTACACGTCATCGTCCGACATGCGCCAGCAGGTCCGGTTGACCTTCGAGAGCCAGGAGCAGGCGGAAGCCTATGCGCAGCGCGAAGGCATCCAGTACCGCGTCATCCCGCCGAAGGAAGTCGCACGTCAGGTCGTCTCCTACACGGACAATTTTCGCTATAACCGCATCCAGCCCTGGACGCACTGAGTTCGTCCGCCGGCGCATCCGGCCCCTTAGCTCAACTGGATAGAGCAACTGCCTTCTAAGCAGTAGGTCGCAGGTTCGAGTCCTGCAGGGGTCGCCAAAACTATATCTAACCTGTTGTTTCTGTTGAAGGTGCGACCGCTCAGGGTTGAGGGTGCGACTTACATTCTGTTCGACAGACGTTCTGATGCGCTCCTCGCGAGGCGCTTTTTGTCAGCTTCCTTCGTGTAGATCTCTGCCATCGAAAGCCGCGACCAGCCGAACATCGCCATGAGCTCGTGAGCCGTCGCGCCCTCGTCGGCCGCGATCGTGGCGCCGGCCTTTCGAAGGCCGTGGGCGCGGCATTCATCGGGAAGCCCCGCCGCTCTGCACTGCTTCGCAAACCAGTTTCCAAATGATGCGCCGGAGCTAAACGGCTTGCCCTTCTCGGTCGTCAGGAAGGCGAGGTCGCCTGTCAGCGTTGCGTCTATTGATTCCTGCAGGTGCTTGAAGACCGGCAGATAGACCCACTGGCCGGTCTTCTGCGTTCGCAGCGAGATCATCCCATCCTTCATGTGCTGGCGTCCTACGACAACAGCATCAGAGCGCCTGAGGCCAAGGAAGAGCAGGATGTCGATCGCCAGGCGCGGTTTCGTGCCGAGCTTGTGAAAGCTGCGATAACGCTCGACCTGGTCGACGCTCCAAGTGTGGAAACCATCCGATTTCGCATTGAGCTTGGAGACGCCGATGCAAGGATTGACCTCGACGTGTTCCGCCTCGACGGCCCACTTGAACAGATGGCTCATCGTCTTCAGGAAGTTGTTCGCGGCGTGTGGTGTCGCCGCACGCTTGTCCATCCCTCTCTTAATGGTCGCCTTCGTCACCGCGGCAAATGGTCCATCAGCGTTCTTCGGATCGGAGACGACCTGCTTCAGGATGTTGTCCCGCGCGCGGCGGGTCGCTGCGGCGAGATCGGCAAAGGCGGCGCTGCGCTTATACTGATTTATGAGCCAGTTCAGCGAACCGCTTCTGGCCTTTTCCTTTTCGATGATGCCACTGTGTCCGGACAGGGCCTTCTCATAGGCTTCGTTGAAGGCGTCACTGCCGTAGGGCTCTGGCAGCCGGATGCGCTTCCCGTTGCGCTTGAAATACCAGACAAACTTGTCGTGGCGGGTCTTCTCGCGAGAGAGGTAGGGTTTGCGCGGCATGTCGCTCATCAGAGGTCGAAGTCCTCATACTTCTGATTCGCCTTGGCTCCGGTGTCAATCGGCGGCAGTTCTGGCGACACGCCGATCCTTCGCCCGTTGATCTCGATCCAGACGGTGACGTTCTTCGCCTTGGCGACATCAGCCATGCGCTTCAGATCCGCTGCTCTCACCAGGGCGGGGCTCGTCATTGGCCGCTCCTCATCCAAGCCTGGAACTTGCTGATCAGCTTCTGCCATGCCTCGACGGCTCTGGGGTCATCGTTCAACTCCTTGAACGACTGGATGGCTAGGACCGATCTTACCTTCGTCTTAACCCTCTCGGTGTTCGATGCATCCTCCAGCCCATGGCATTCGATCAGATACCGGATGAAGGCTCGATCCGCAGCGCACTTGCCCACGGCAATGGTGGAGAGCGCCTTTGCTTCCTTCTTTTCCGCTTTCTCGGCTGGAGGGCGGGTAACGGCCAAGTAGGCTCGTGCGGCCTCATCACGCAGCAAGAGTGCGGCGCGAAGATAGACAGGCGCCTTGCGCATCAATTCGCGCTGCTCGGTTGGGATGTCCTTTGCGAGTGTCGCCAATGGATAGACTTGGCCGTCGAGACCGTCGCGCTCCGCGATTTGGGAATGACCGCTCTTGCTATCGTAGCTCTCGATCCATTCGCTTCCGACGCATTCCAGCACATGCCGCATTTCTGGAAGCAGAGCCTTGGCCTCACTAAGGTTCATATAAGCCTCCTCGCGGCCCACTTGGCGCAGTCGGAGCAGGTGTGGCGCCACTCGGCGCCCTGGCGCTCGATCTTCCAGCCTTCCGCCTTGATGTCCTCGACGAGGACCTTGAGATCCTCCTCGGCATAGGTGCGGCGATAGGTGAGGGGGCAAACATCGCAGGTGACCTGCAGCTGGCCTTCGTGGCGGATGAGGGTCATGGTGACACCTCCAGGAACGAATTCCGATGCTCACGGTTCGATATGGGTCGCGTTCCGCGACTAGGAGGCTCACTATGCCCAACACTGACAAGAACACGCAGCAGGACCAGAAGAAGGCCGGCCAGGCGGCAAGCCAGTCCTCTGGGAAGGACAAGGGTCGTCCGGGTGACGCCGGCCAGAAGTCGGCCACCCAGCCTGATCAGGTAAAAGACCTCAAGCATTGATCGAAGCGCCGGCTGGACCACGGCCCGGCCGGCATCCGCATTGAAGACCTGATGGCGTCTAAGCATCACCACCGTCTCCTATTCTCTGACGTGTCAGAAGTACTTCCACCGTTCCACTGAGATATTCGCCGAACTGGCAAGCAGCGATCCGCGCTTGGCGCTCATCAGGCGCTCCTTCTACGATCACGCCTGCGAACGCCGACACGATGCCGACAAACGCTTCGTGATAGCCGCAGCCTTCAAGTACGGCACGCACGGCGGTGGCGATTTCGATCGCGCGATGTTTCTCTGCGGCGGTCAGTTCCACCTCACTCATCGCCCGTCTCCGTTCTTAGCGGGGGTAGCGAGTTCGCTATGAGCGGCGCCCAACCCTTCGCCATTCCTTCAATGGTCATGCCGTATCTGCTTGGTGCCCACTCAAACCTCGCAGGGTTCTCGAATGACGGCTGCCAACGGACAGGTATGAAGGCGAGACATTCGAAGCCATCCGGACGTTCGCCTTCTGAGGGAGGGCTCCAGGGTTCCAAATTCTGCTGTGACGCGGGGGCGGCGCGATCCGGGTTTCTTTTCCAGACAACTCCGAAGCAGAAACGCTGCATCATTCTATGGAACCAGTTGGGTTCGCCGCCTTCATACGGCACAAACACCAGACTACCTCCACCGAGCAGATGAGCCTCCCATTCGGACAGCTTCGGGATGTGGAAGTGGACATCGGTAGGGTTCATTCTGCGGACCCTTCCAAATACTCTCAGGGTGTCGGCAAAAGCCTTGCTTAGTTGCAGCTTAAAGCGCACTGTCACTCTGTCGACGGCATTTGAAGCGGGCGCCGTCGCGTAAGGGCTAAATGCCTTCGCCCCAACAAAAGGAGGACGTTCATGTCTTCCAACCTTATCCACGAATATCTCGAGATAGCCGACCTGGACATGCTGGAGCGCGTGCTCGAGCGCGCCGGCTACTATGGCCCCACCTCTGAGGTGGAAACCAGCGAGACGAAGGAAGCGGCACTGTTCCTCATGAGGTTGTTCCAGAGTGGGATCGACTCCGAGAGCGACCTCGTCGCCGCCCTCGACGCACGAGGGAAAAGTGCCGGGGACGGAGGCGATACTCCCGCTCAGGTGCGGGTGGGAGCCGACGACAGATGGATCGATGAAGGCGGTCAGGGAGTTGCTGGGGGTACGGATTAAGTTGCTCATTCTGGCAAGCACTCCGTGGTCGCGAGGGCCGCGCGATCAAGGCGCTCGATCTCGGCAATGATGAGGGCCGCCGCCTTCACGAGGTCGCGGCGGCGGTCCGTCTTTTTCAGCCAAGCCGGCTCCCAACCCCAGACAGGAAAGTCTCCGCGCCCGCCTGACACGTCGACCTGCTCGTACCAGGGCCATGGGTTCGTCCCGCGGTCGTATTCACCTCGCCTCTTGGCGAGCTTGATCTTAAAGGGATGCGCATAGACGGCGGCAGCTTGTGCAAGCTCTCCGCCCTCGTGCGCGTCGTCATGCTCCGGCGTCCAGCCTTCTTTCTCCTGCTGGCGTAGCCGCTCGGTAATCACGTCGAATATAGCTATTGCGGAGCCGTGGGAACCGAAGTCCGGACCCATCAAATGTGACTCGGGTGGTGGGGGTGTGATCGGCTCCGGCATGCGTGGTGGGTGATCGAAGATGGGCACCGTGAAGCCGTGGCGCGTGTCCTTGTGGATAGGCTGGCAGTCGATGCCCAGCCGTAGCTGTTCCAGCGCGGCCGGCGTGATGTATCCGAGCGGCTGCGGCTTTGTCTCGGCAACGTCGGCTGCGAAGTTCTCGTGCACGCCTGGTGTCGGCTGGCCGGTGGTCATGGGTTGATCCTCCACTGTTCGGAGAGCGACCGGCGATGCGCGGTGATGGCCGGAAGGGAGACCTTGACGAGGCGAGGGGAGCCGGAGACCGGATCGATGCGCCTGGACCAGACGACGGTGCGGTCTGGCCTCGTCAGGTCGGGCGGCGGCACCTTGCCGTCTGCGGCCACGCTGATGTTGCGCCGGCGCATGAAAGCAGCCAGCACGTTCACGGACACTTCGAGCGACTGCGCGATCTCCGTCACCAGCATATGGCTGGAGAGCATGCGGCGGATCTTCGAGATGTCACTGTCGACGAGGGCGCTCATCGGTTGCTCCTTTCCAGCGTTTCTCGCTCCTGGAGCCGCGCGGCCAGCAGGCGGCGCAGTTCAAGGTCTCCGTTAAGGCAGCCCTTGAGGCTGAGCGCATGGAAGAGCGCGCCTTCCAGCGCTTCGCTGCCTGCGGCGATTCCGGCCTCGCGCCTGTCCGGATCTGCCGGCAGGGTGAGGAAGTGGCCGGCGGCGCGGTGCATATCGATCACCACCGCGAGCTGCTCGCGCTCGTAGTGAGACAAGGACGGATCGTTGCGGCGCTGCAGAAGCTGGCCGAGGGTCGGCTGCTGCGCGGCGCGGCGTGGGAAGGCGATGCATCGGCGCTCATTGCGACTGCTCCAGCTTGAACCCGCCGCAGGTGTTGACGGCGAGGGTGATCCACATGGCGATCTTCTGGACCTCGATGTCGGGGCGCTCGCGGTTGACATCGATCGTGCAGACGGGCCTGCCGGCTGCATCGAAGATCGTGTCGTTGCTCTCGTCGTAGCGCAACGGCAGGGCGACGTTCACCGCAGCGAGGTCGGCGGTGAATTTCTCGCGGGCGTTCAGGGCTGCCGTCATCACACGCGCTCCATGGCGGCGAAGCGGCTTTCGATCTCCAGCAGGCGCTGGCCGGCGAGCGCAGCAGAGAAGGCGAGACAAGCCAGAATGACGCCTGTGGCGGCGATCAGGCCGAAGCGGGTTGGGCGGCGTTCGTTGCGCGCCTTGGCCGAGCCGATGATGACGGGTGCCGAATGAACGGCGGGTCTGACGTCCGGATCGTCGACGACAATGGGACGGACATGCAGATCGCCGACGCGCGCGGCCTGGATGCGGCGGCGACGCTGCTCGCGCTCCACGGCATCCCGCGCATCGCGGGCATGGTCGATGTCGTCACCCCAGCGGCTGCGGCTGGCGATCTCGGCAGACCAGTAGGCGCGTTCGGCGTCCAGATCCGCGTCTGTCAGAGTTTCAAGCGATTTGGTGAGCATGGGATGCCTCCGATCCGTTTCGGATGCCGCATCACGAGATGCGGACACCGAAGCGGATCAAGCGGCCGCGCGGTTTGCCGGCACAGTGGCGCGGGTCTGGACCGTGCTGGCGGCAACCGCGTAGGCACGGGCGTCGTCGGCGACTGCCTCCAGTTCGGCCTGGGTGATGCCAAGGCTGTTCTTCAGATCATCGGCCGTGCAGCCTTCGCCTAGGCGGCGCATGGCCTCGCCGACACAGGCGACCTGCTCCCGGCGGTTGCGGCATAGGGGGTAAGCGTTGTGGTTCTCTAAGCGCATGTGTCTCTCCTGTTTTCACCGATCCTGGATCTGGCGCGGAGAGAATGTAAGCGGAAATTATAATCGGCTGCAAGCAAAAATTATAAGTGAAGCTTAGAACGAATCAGTCTCGACTCTTAAGCGGAATGATTCAATAAGAGAACGGAAATAGAACAGGAGGCATCTATGAGCGAGGAAATGCCCTTGGGCGCGGCCCTGCGGATTGGTGTCGAGTGCGCAGATTGTGGTAGAGACAGGTGGCTTCAACCGGCGCAACTCGTGAAGAGGGGCGTCACGCTTCACACGCCCTTGCGGACCGTTGCATCGAGGCTCTCTTGCTCCTCCTGCAGAACAGAGGGGTTGCCTGGGAAGAACGTCACAGTGCAGGCCTTCTTCAGCCGGGATGCCGACCGGCTAAGGGCGGAGGCTGAGGTACTCAGAAGCCAAGTAGCTCTTTCAGGGGTATCACGCGCCACAGGCGCTTAACGGCGTAGCGGTCGTAGCTGAAACGCTTCTGCGGGTTGTATTGTTCGACGACGATCTCTTTAGCGGTCCGTTGGATAAGCTTCTTGATGAAGGCTTTACCCATTTGCCCGTCGGCTTCCGGGAACATCTCGACCACAATGTGATCTCCCGGAAGCGGCTCTCGCCCGCCGCAATAGATGACCTCACCTGGATCATACCGCGGCACCATGCTGTCACTCAGAACGTGCAGCGCAAAGACGTTCTTTAGCGATGCTATCCCGGGCGGTCTCCGGACGTAACCTTGTACTTCGCCGTTGAATGAGAAGTCTCCGTCATCTCCTCCGTACGAAACCCCGAGCAACTCCACATCCATTGGCCCGGTTGGGATTGGCTCCAGGTTCGTGATGATCTCGGCGTCGGCCAGACCTTCATCGTCGAGATAGACTAACTCGCCTTGAGACAAGGCGCTCGGATCTACCCTTAGGAGCTCCGCCGTCCGGCGGAGGTTTTCGAAGGAAGGGGAGTTCCTGCCGCTTTCCCACATGCCGACTGCGGCGACTTCGATGTCGAGAGCCTCCGCGATATTGCGTTGTACCAAGCCTCGCCTTTTCCGCGCGGTCTTGATTGCTAGTCCGATCTTTAAGGCAGCTTCTTTCTTAGACATGCTTATAAGTCGCCCAACCGGCTCCTTCATGTGAAGCCAATTATCGCTTGCGTTCATTTCTAAGTTCTGCTTACAAATAGGCATGGACACGAACCCTACTGCACTTGAGAGAGCTATCAGCAGCGTTGGCAGCGCCAGTGAACTCGCTCGCCGGCTCCGAGTTACGCCGGCAGCCGTTCTCCAATGGCGCAAGGTTCCTGCTGAGCGCGTCCTTGAGGTAGAGCGGATATCTGGTGTTTCTCGGCATGATCTCAGGCCCGACGTATTCGGCCCGATACCGGAGGCAGCCGAATGATGCGCCTCCCTTCCTCATTCCCATCGGCTGTTCAACCTCCTCCCGGACAGCCGTGCCTTGCCAGCCACTCCTCCTCCTCCCGTTGGCTGTCAGGCTTTCGACCGGGACGGGTTCGGTCGTGCGTACCGTTCCGGTCGGCAGTTCCCCTGCGCGAGATGCCTTCATCGTCTCGCGCCGACTACCGCCGGAGCGGCGGACCTCCATGCTCCGGCGGGCTTTCTCTTCATGTCGGGGTAGAGGAGCCTGGTCGTCCTCACCGGTTTCATACGCCGGAGATCGCAGGTTCGAATCCTGCCCCCGCAACCAGTATTCCATGTCCGCGTCCGTTTCAGTCATGCGGTCCTCCGTGATCTCGTGACGCGCTGAAACTCACACTTCGAAACCTTTCCCACGATGGGAAACGCGCAGGGAATTTCCCGGCGCGGGAATGCTTTTGTCCGGAGGACCGCATGCACGACACAATGACAAATGCCTGGTTCTACCAGTTGAAGGCGGCGAACCGGCTGCTGATCAAGAAGAACGGCGGGATCGAAGCCGCCGCTGACACCTGCTCCCTTTCGAAAAGCCAGGTCGGCCGCTGCAACAATGACGGTGACACCGAACTGCTGCCGATCCCGGCTGTGCTGCGGCTTGAGGCGGAATGCGGCGACCCTTGCGTCACTCGCGTGATGGCCGGACTGCACGGTTGCAAGCTCACGGACCCGGAAAAGGAAAACCGCGATGGCACCTGCCTGTTACGCGGCAGCCTGGAGCTTGGCGCCGTTGCCAATGAATACCAGCGAAATGCATCGGTTCGGTTCTCCGACCTGAAGGTCACGCCAACCGAGGCTGGGCAGGGCATTCGCGAACTGCAGGCCCTGATCGACAAGGCCAGCGAGCAGATCCGCCGTTACTCGGAGATTCTTGCCAAGGGCGGCAGCGAAATGCCCGATCTGAAGATCGTCGGCGGGGAATAGGGCCTGTCCGATGATGAGGCTGCACGAGGAATGCCATCGCCCCTTGCTCGTCAAACAGGCCCGCTTCGCGCGGGTTCTTGAGCTTTGGCATATCGAGCAGCTTTCCACCCACAGCATTGCAGCACGGCTGGAGCTTTCCGAGGAGGAAGTCTGCCGGCTGATCGAGGAAGGCGAGAAGCCGGTTGCGGGGGAATGGCAATGAGCAGCAGTCTCGCTACCCGTCCCGAAACTTCCGATCTCGTGGCCACCATTGAACGGGCGCGGGCACTCCTGGATGCAGGCGACGTGGAGCGGGCTCTGAAGCTTTCCGCTGTCGCCTATGACCATGCGAAGGCTGCGGCCGGTTCCGCCGAGCGGGTAAAGGCTTCGCGCGACCTGATCGACAAGGCGCGGCGCATGCAGGCGGACGCCTTGAAGATCGAAAGCATGTGCTACGTGGCCATGGCGGATGCCGTGGACGAGGCGCAGGCAAAGGGCGAGCTTTCGAGAGGTCGTCCGGAAAAGGTCCAAAGTGAGGACCATTTCACATTGGAGGACGTCGGTGTCGACAAGCGGCGGCTGCACGAGGCTCGCAAGCTGCGCAACGCCGTGCGGGCCGAGCCTGAGTTTGTCGAGCGGATCGTCGAGGCGCGGCTTTCGGAAGGGCTGGAGCCAAGTCGGGCGGCGCTGAAAAAGGCCGCGGGGCATGCCGTCGGCACAAAGACCGCCACCAAGGACGAGCGCGGGGACGATCTCTACGAGACGCCGATCGAGGCGATGCGGACGCTGCTGGCGCTGGAAAGCTTCGGGCTTAACGTGCTGGAGCCGAGCGTCGGCAAGGGGGCGATCATGCGGCCTCTGGAGGATGCCGGCTACGCGGTGACGATCTCCGACCTCGTCGATCGCGGCATCACGACGAAGCACGGCGAGTGCCAGGGCGTCGGTGACTTCCTGCGCTCGATCGCAGAGGGCGGCGGCTGGGATATCGTGACGAATCCGCCCTATGGCGTGGCCAACGCCTATGCGGCGCATGCGCTTCGCGAGCACAAGCCGCGCAAGATGGCGCTGCTGCTGAACCTCAACTTCATGTGCGGTTTCGAGGACCGGGACCGCTGCTTCGTGATGGACGAGTGCCCGCCAAGTCGCGTCTACGTCTTCACCCGGCGCCTGCCGATGATGCACCGCGACGGCTGGGACGGCAACAAGGCCTCCAGCCAGATGAATATCGCCTGGTTCATCTGGGAGCAGACCGAGGACGGCAGCTACGGCAATGGCGTGACGCAGCTGATCCGCGTGGACTGGAAAGCATTCGAGAATGCTGCACCGCTGGCTCCCGGTGCGGGCGGTCATGTCAAGCCGGTCGGTTTCTTGGCCGCCCCGGACGAGTTTGCTCGCGAGACGCCGCGCAAGTCGGTGGAGGAGCGTGTCGATGAAGAGCGTGCGAGGGCGCTGGTCTGGATTGCGGAGCAGGAGGGCTTCGACGAGGCAGGTTTGAGGCGCGGAATAGGCATTCGTTCGCTTGTTGCTGATGCATTGATCTCGGCTTTTCTCGCAGACGGACTGGTTGAGCCAGTCGATGACAACACCGACCATTGCTGGCGGATTTCCGAAGCCGGAATGACCGCACTGCAGGCGGCGGCTGCTGGGCTGCTCGTCGGAAAGGCGGTGGCGGCATGATGCCAGACTTCTCACCCAAGATGCTTCGCGGCTTCGTGCATGCCCGGATCTCGATGGCTGGCTATCGCACGGTGTTTCCCGACGAGCGCAAGAGCACGAGGCGGGCGGTGATGAGCTTCGACGAAGCCTGCGCGGCGGAACGAGAGCGGATCGTCAAGCGGGCCCGCATCACGCCCGAGCAACTGGACCTGGTGCTTTCCGGCCGTGGCATCGAGACATCGGCGCGGGTGCGGCTGTGGAAGGCATTGGATGCCGACCCGGCGCGGTTCGGGATCGTGCTTGTCGGGACCGGCGGGCAGGAGGTGGCGCGGTGACAGGGCTACAGAACGGCTCCAACCCCTCCTATGCCGATTATGACCTGCGCGCCTTCGCACGGGCGCTGAGGGGCAAGCGGGCGGTTGACCCTCGCGGCATGCGCGACATTGCCGACGAGATCGGCGTGACGCTTTCGGATTTCTCCCGCGCCATGGGCGGCCAGATGGTGAGCGTCGGCAAGGTGATCGCGCTCTGCCAGTGGCTCGACGTGCCCGTGGAGCGCTTCTACCTGCCGCCGGAAAAGTCAGCGAAAACAGGCTGTTTCACCAGCACCACCGTGAAACATGAGGGGAGGGCACGGCCATGACGTCGAAGCTCCTGCCCATCACGGAAGAACTGCGCGATGCGGTTACCCGGCGCCAGCGGGCCGAATGGCTCTGCACCGTGCCGGAAGGGGTGATCCTGCGGGAGCACCTGAAGATTCGAGCTCTCCTGAAGCGGGACGGCTTCCCGGAGGCGGAAGAATACCTGTCGGCGCTCGTCGCCAAGATCAATGCACGGCGGCTCGCTGACGGGCGGCATACGCAGACTGTCAAACTAACCGAAGAAGCGGCGCGCGGGGCGATGATGGACGCCTGTCGCGGCGAGGGGGAATGATGAGCTTGTCAACCGGCGGCCGGCTTACCCACGTGTTTCCCGTAGTTGAGGATGTCCACCATGTTTGGAGGCTCGATTGTTTCGGGACCGTGCCCAGGCGCACGCCTGAACATCGCCTCCAAGAGTGCTCCTCGGTCTTCCTGAGACGCAGCGCGCTGGCTCACGAGAAAAAGGTATGTGTTGAGCATCGTAACACGCTGGTTCGCGTCATCCATCAGGAGCATAGATCGGACATTGAACCGAACCAGCAGTTTGATTGCCCAGACGAGGGAGCCCACAGGTACGGTCAGAAGAAGCAGTCGGCCGAATATGAGGGCCGCTGCCGCCGCCGGACGATCATTCCCAGAAAGCTGGATCGCACCACGTTCGATGCTTTGGAGAAAAGAGAGCAGTTCCTCCCGGTAGCAGATCACGAAAAGCGGCACAGAAATGAGCACTGCCATCAAGAATGCACCCGAAACGAAGAAGCTCCAATACGCTTTTCTCGCCTCGCGCTGCCACAGCTTTTCCGTTTCCTTCGTGCCAACACGTTCGAAGAATGCGGCCTCGGTCGCTTTTATGCGGCTGTCAATGTCGGAGAACTCGCTTTTGGTCCTTTCCACTTGCGATCCCAGCCCATTGAGTTGCTCCTCAAGCCCATCAATACCGCGTCGCATTTCAACAACGCTGGCGGAGTTGCGAGAGGCAAGGGTGTCGTAATCTGTCAGTCGAGACCTAAAACTTCCTTCCAGAACACTGATCTGGTCAATCTCGGCGTCACGAAAGTTAAGCCACGTGATCCTCGCAAGCGCTTTGTTGAACTCATTACTAAAGCTGCCGAGATTGCTCATATCCAGATCGGCATCCCGAACACGAAATGCCTCTCGGTACGTTACCATCAAGCTCGCCAGAGCCTCCTCTGCGTAAAGAGGTTCGGCCAGGAGAGGAATTGTTCCCGACGAGAGGCGCTCGTCGAGCTTGTCTATATCCGCATCATCCAGCACCGGAACGTTCCCCTTCACGACCGTGGCCTGTTCTTCCTCCTCTATCGAGTGGGACGCCATAGATGCCACCTGTTCAGTAAAGTTCTTGAAGCTCGCGGCGGCCCGGTTGGTGATCGACGGGCGGAGCGTCATGTTGGCGATGCGTGCAGCGATCTGAGCGATACGTGCATGCAATGCCCGCTGTTCATTGATAAGTTTGCCTCCTGTCCGCTGCTTATTCTCGGCATGCGCAAGATCGTAGGCGCGATTCGAGAAGACCATCTGCATCAATCGGATGTCGGAATCAGAAACAGCAAACATTCGCCACCCCCCAAGCTTTCCGCGATTTTGCCCAGAAACCCGCAGGATCTGCAAGATGTGGGCAGGGTGGCGGCATGAGCATCATGATCATGAGCCGCCTGTTCCGCATGAACCTCGGCGGCTGCAACAGAAAGCTTCTAGCGGTGCGTCTGGCGGACTTCGCCGACGACGAGGGCAGGGGCATCTATCCCGGCGTGAAACGGCTGGCGAGCGAGACCGAGCTATCCGAACGAACCATCCAGCGCATCCTCTCCGACTTCGTGTCCGAGGGCATCCTCGTCGTCGTGAAGGAGGCTACGGGGCGGCCGGGGCAAACGACGCGCTACGACTTCGACCTCGCCCGTCTATTTGCCTACGCGCCCGGCAAGACGGGTGACACCGTGTCACCCGTTGGCGAGGCTGCGACGGGTGACAATCGTGCAGAGAGGGGTGACACAGACGACGGAGAGGGGTGTCACGGTGACACCCGAACCGTAATAGAACCACCAATAGAACCATCATCCGAGAGAGAGTGCGCGAGCGCGGGATCTGATGGTTCGGAAGATGAGAAGCGATCTGCAGCTCGTGCCTTCAAGCGCTGGTATCCCACCTGGCCGACCTATGTCGACGACAGCGAGCCGAAGGCGTTCAAGGCATGGATGGAGCTTTCTGCGGAAGAACGGGCGGAAGCTGCCGATCGTACCGAGGCCTATATCGCGGCGGTGAAGGCTGCTGGGCGTAAGTATGTTTGCTCGTCGCAGGTCTATCTCACCGAGAAGCGCTGGCTGAAGCTCGACACGATAGAGGCCGCAAAGGCGCCAGGCGCGGCACCTGTCGCTCGTGATGGCAAGATCATGGTGCCGGTGTTCGGGCCGGTATGGGCTGCGGCCCGGATGTTGCCGCTGCTCGAAGGGCCTGTGTCGATCGACCTCCCGGACGATCCTCGGCAGATGGTCAGGCAAACCTACGACGCGCTGGCGCGGACAAGTCCCAGCAGGGCAGCGGCCTTCGTGCAGCGGATAGGGATCGCGGTCGGCGATGATGGCGAGTTGTTCTTTCCCGACGATTTCGAGGATGCCGACAGGCGGCGGCGCATCCTGGCTGATGGATATCCAGAGGCCAAGCGGCTGCACGATGCGGCCCGCGAGCGAAGCAATGTTTCCGTGCCGGCGCTGATGGACCGGCTGAAGGAGCTTTGCGAGCCGGTGCCACTCGGATCACCAACATGGGACGCATGGCGAGAACATCACGAACGGATGGGCTGGCCCTTCGTGCCGGCTCCGGCGGCCATGAAGGTGGTCTACTTCCCGAAGGGTGGACCGGACGGACTGGATGAATTCGAGCGCGCGGCGCGCTCACTGTTGGCAACGAGGGACCACGATGATGCAGCATAGGAAGTTGGTCGGCACGATGATCGTCGTACCGGTAAGGGAGTGCTTCGCAGATCGGATGCGCCGAATCGCTGCGCGAAACCTAAGAGAGGCATCCATGGACGTGACTGAAAAGCATCCTGATTCTGCGAACTGGTATTGCCTGCATGTAGCGAAGGGCCGGGAAACGGCTGTGGAAAACGACCTGCGCGAGGCGAATGTTGAAGTGTTTGTTCCTCGTGAACGAGAAATGCAGGTGCGTCATGGCCGCAAGATCGAAGTGGAAATTCCGTTCTTCCCCGGCTACTTGCTCGTGCGCTGCGTGCCTTCCGCCGCAGCGTTCAATGGTCTGCGCAGGCAGCGTCATGTCCTCGATATCATCGGCGGAAGCGATGGCCGCTACCATGTCATCCGTGACGAAGCGATCAATGCTTTCAAGAACATGGCAGTGACCGGCATTCCACGTGTTGCGACTGACAAGACGTTCAAGGACGGCGATGAAGCGGACATCGTCGATGGTCCGTTTATAGGGTTCTGCTGCCTCGTCCTGTCTGTGAAGTGGAGCCGTCAGGCTAAGGCTCGCGTGCTGATCAACCTGCCAGGTCGACAGTTCGAGATCGACAGCATGCCTCTTGCGTTCCTGAAGAAGCTGTGAGAGTCATTCTGCCACTGGACGAGCTGGCAAGCGCCCCCTCCGATCCCCGCCACTGGTGGGCAGAGCAGGTGATAGCCTCAGGGATAAGTGCCCCAGCCCCAGCCTTGACGGCCTCGAACTGAGGCGAGCGATTCAAGGCCAGTGCGCAAGCTATGACTAGATGAATGATGAGGCGGCCGAGAGGTCGCCTTTCGTACATTTAGGTATGACCGCAGAAATCAAGTTTGACGCTTCCGAACTGGAGGCGCTGAGCCGCGCCATCGGCGGCCTGCCTGGTCAGATCAAGACCAAGGCTATGGCAAGGGCCATGCGCCGCATGCGCGACATGGCGCGGTCGAGGATCGTCAAGCGCAGCGCGGAACATACGAGGTTGCCCCCTGGCATCGTGGGCAAGGCAACGACCGCAAGGTTCAATGCCGGCGGAAACTCGCAGGAAGTCATCGTCAAGTCGGGGTGGATACACCTCTACAAGCTAGGTGCGCGGCAGACGAGACGCGGCGTGACAGTTCGCGGTCGTGGTTCTTACGCCCGCGCCTTCATCGCGCAGATGAAGAGCGGACACCGCGGCGTCATGATGCGGGAGGGCGGCAGTCGTCTGCCGATACGGGAACTGTTCGGGCCGAACCCGGCGCATGCGATCATTAACAATCCCGAGGTCTACCTCGATGCGATCGCAGAGATCCTTCAGGACCACCTGGCGCCGCGCTTCCTGCACGAGCTGGACCGCATCCTCCCCCACTGACCGGGAGGGGCAGGGGGGTACCCCCTGGTCAAGGGACCGTACCAGCGATCTGACCGCCTGCGGGCCGGGGCGACCCCGAAATCTCGCCAGTCTGAGGGTAAAAATGAAGCCTAAAAACCTAAAGACCGGCTAAAGAGCTAAAGAAGATCGGTAAAGTCGGAATGGAAGCCGCTGTTACGAAAGGCGAGTTCGCTGCAATCATCGGCGTCTCCCCTGGTCGGGTCAGCCAATACCTGACTGAGGGCAAGATCTCCCCCGGTGCTCTTCTCGGTGCCGGTCGCAACGCAAAGATCATCGTCGAGCGCGCGAAGCAGGACCTGCGCATGTCGCTCGATATAGGTCAGCGCCTCGGCAACGGCATCGACACTCGGCTTGACCCCGTATCCGGGCCTGACGCTCAGGACGACGCTGGTCCTGTACCTACCGCGACATCTGCTCCTCCTCCGCTGCAGCAGTCCGGCATCGACTACGAGATCAAGCAGCAGAAGCTCGAGCAGATCCGGCGGGCCAACCGCAACGCCGCAATCGCCGATGCCCAGAGCAGCGGCCGGTTGATGGAAACAGATCACGGCCGTGCAGAGATGACGCGGATCGCCTCATCCATGATGCTCATTTTCGAGGGGGGATTGACCGACTTCGCAAGCGCCGTCGCCTCGGAGTTCAAGGTCCAGCAGCGAGATGTACTCCATCTTCTGCGGCGGGAATTCCGGAAGGTAAGGGAGAAGGCCGCTAAGCAGGCACAGGCTGAAGCGGTCGATATGCCGCTCTCGGTCGCAAGCTCGCTCGAGGCCGACGATATCGAAACGATCAACTGATGACTTCGATCATCGTCGAAACCGCCAATGCCGATCGCATCGGGCGCGAGGTTCTGGCAGAGATACTGACGCCGCCGCCAGAGGTGGACTATCTCGCCTGGGCAGAGAAGAACATCGTTTTCTCCGAGCGTGAAAGTCCGTTCCCGGGCCGGTACAACCGGGACCTGTTTCCGTACTTCGACGAGATACTTCGGGCGCTTTCACCGGCCGACCCGTGCAGGATCGTCACCATCATGAAGTCCGCGCAGCTCGGCGGGACTGTGGTGGCGAACATCTTCACGCTCGGTTCGATTGAGATGGACCCGGGGGACATCCTCTATGTCCACCCGACCGAGAGCAATGCCCAGCGCTGGAGCAAGATGAAGCTTGCTCCGATGCTTCGGAACACATCCTCTCTGACCCGCCTGTTCCCGATGAAGAACAGGGACGGTCTGGACAGCGTCCTATACAAGGAACGCGTCGACGGACGCGGGGCGATCCAGATCTCCGGCGCAAACTCGGCGGCATCGCTGAGCCAGGTGTCGATGAAGCGTCAGGTACAGGACGACCTGTCGAAATGGGAGAACAATTCCGGCGGCGACCCGGAAACACAAGCGGACAGCCGTTCGCGGGCCCATGAGTTTGCGAAGATCCTGAAGATCTCGACGCCTCTTGTGATGCCGGGGTGCCGGATCACCAAGAATTTCGAGGATGGAAGCCAGGAGCATCTCTATGTTCCTTGCCCCCACTGCGGGCATCTCCAAACCCTCGAATGGGAAAACATGCTGGCGAACCTCAACGAGGATCGGCCAGAGGACGCGCATTTCACCTGCATAGACTGCGGGTGCACGATAGAGGAGCATCATCGAGCCGAGATCGTGCGGCGAGGAGAGTGGCGAGCACTGAACCCGAAGGCGCGAAGGCACCACAGGTCGTTCTACCTCTGGTCCGTCGTTTCTGCGCTTCAGAGCTGGGAACGGATCGCCAGGGAATGGCTAGGCGCCAAAGGTGATCCGGCTTCCGAGCAGACGTTCCTCAACGACACCGTCGGCCGCGCCTATGTTACGGCCGGAGAGGCGCCGCCATGGGAGACGCTGAGGGACAGGGGGGCAAACTCCGATTACCCGAAGGGGCGCATCCCTACTGGTGGCCTGATCCTGACGATAGGAATCGACTGTCAGGCCGACCGCGTTGAATGGCAGGTTGTCGCCTTCGGCCGTGAATTCCGGCGTTGGACCGTCGACTGCGGAGTGATCCCCGGGCACATTTCGGATGCGACCTGCCGCGATAGGCTCGATGCGATGCTCGAACAGACGTGGACAAACAGCTACGGCCGCCGCATCGGCCTGGACAAGGCGGCGATAGACGGGAACGCATATACGGAAGAAGTTTGGGACTGGGCACGGCGGCACCCTGCATCCAAGCTGGTCATGGTCCGTGGCAGCAATACGGAGGGGGCGCCGCTTACAGCGAGGGTCAAGAAGGAACGGAACGCCAAAACCGGAAAGCTCCTGAAGTACTCCCGGCGGTTCTTCAACTTCAACGCCAGCATCCTGAAGATGGCGCTCTATCGCAACGTCGCCAAGCAGGATCCTCTTGATCGTGGCTACGTCGGTTTCCCGACCGGCCTGGATGATGAGTACTACCGGCAGCTTACCGCCGAGCGTCGTGTGCCGAAGAAGCGCAAGGACGGGTTCACCGAATACAAATGGGAGAAGGACCCGACACAGGCCAACGAGATGTTGGACACGATGAACCAGGCCGAGGTTGCCGCGATCCTCTACGGCATTCGCGGACTGCCAGACAAGATCTGGGACCGCCTGGAACAGGAGCGGGAGACGTTTCCGCCAGAAGCGCAGCTTGACCTTGAGGACGCGCTTTTTGACGCATCAGCGCACCCCGAAGGTCCAACAAGACCAGAGCAAAGCAAAGAGAAGCCTCGGCGCAGTGTCGGTTGGGCAGCGTATCGTAAATGAGCGAGATCACCTTGGAAAAGCCTCGATATCGGGTGCAGGCCGGATCGGTGCCTGTCGGGCGGATCGCAGGATCCACGCCGAAACATTCCATGCGCTATCTCAACCGCGACCGCACGGGCGTCTTGTCCATGCGTCGTGCGGTGCGCCGCGATGGAGCGGCCGAAGTCCGAGAGGCTGCGCTGCGCGCGTCCGCCCTCGCGTTCGATTTCATGCAGAACAGCGGCTGGATTGCCGGCGCCTGCGACCAGATGATCGTCGACACGATCGGCACGGAGCTCAAGCTCAACGCGCGGCCAGATCTCTCTCGCCTCGGCTATAGCGACGAGGAGCGTTCTGCCTGGTGCAAGTTGGTGGAAGCCGAATGGCGGCGCTGGTCTTGGAACCCGCGCGAGTGCGATCTGGCCGGCAAGTCGACCATTGCCGAAATGTGCGATGGCCTGATGCGGTACTACATCGGAGCCGGCGAGGGTTTCGGGATCATCTCGTTCTTCGGCGAGGCGCAGCGGCGGGCCTATGGCGTCCAGACCGGGACGAAGGTGAACCTTGTCGCGCCGCACCGCGTGCCGAACATTACCCGCGAGTTCGAGGGGCTGGACGGCGGCATCTTCCATGATGCCAACGGACGCCCCACCCATTGCCGCTTCAAGCGACGCGATGCCGGAATTGACGTCGACTATGACTTGCCCTTCCATCTTCCGAACGGCCTGGCGCAGGTCATCCACGTCCTCGATCGCGGTGACAATCCGGACAGCCCCCGCGGCATTTCCGTGATGGCGCCGATTCTGAAAGTGATCGCGCAGAGCGACCAGCTCGCCGATGCTACGCTGGCAACCGCCCTGCTGCAAACGATCTTCGCGGCCGTCATCAAGAGCCCGGAGCCGAGCGAGGAAGCCTTCCAGGCGATCCAGACGTTGGCCGATACCGGAGGCAGCATCAACGCGGATGGACTGGAGCAACTTGTTCAGGACTTCGTCGATGTGTGGGGCGCCCGCTTCGAAGCGCTGAAGTCCGGCGGCATCAACCTGTCGGATACCGCTCGCATCGGTCACCTTGGCCCCGGCGAGGAATTGGAGTTCAAGACTGCGGCCACGCCCGGCTCGCAATACCTGCCGTTCAACCAGAACCTCCAGAGGGAGATGGCACGCAGGCTCGGAGTGACGATGGAGAGCTTCTCCATGGACTTCTCGAGCGCAACCTATTCCTCGGTCCGCGTGGCAACCGCTACCGTACACCCGATCGCCCAGCGTCGCAGAGAGCGGGTCGCCGCTCCGTTCTGCCAGTCTGTCTACGAAGCATGGCTGGACGAGAAGATCGCCTTGGGCGCCATCCCGTTCAAGGGTGGATATCGCGCCTTTGCGGCCAATCGCGACAAGGTCTGCTGGACTGAGTGGCAAGGGCCCGCGAAGCCGTCCGCGGACGACTACAAGAGCGCCAATGCCGCCAAGGTCCGGCTGGAAACCGGCGTTTCATCCCTTGCGGACGAGTGCGCCGAGTACGGGCGCGACTGGGAAGAGGTAGCGGCGCAGCGCGAGCGCGAACTGAAGGTGCTGGCGGACAAGGGTCTCCCCAACCCGTTCGAGCGCATCCGCGGCGGTGGCGGGGAGAGCCAATTGGCGGATGATCCGCCGAAGAAAACGCAGGTGGCAGCATGAGCGCGGCGGATGACGGTGAGCTGATCATCAGGATTGCTGGACAGGCCGTCGACATCAATGATCCCTGTGCGCTCTACCGCGCGCTGAAGGCCTACCGGGTCAAGCTTGCCGCCGGCGAGCGGGTCGAGGAAGTCGAGATCCGCTCTCCCGTCACGACCAGGCGGACGCGCTTCTCGACCGGCTCAAAGCCCGAGGACCTCGACCGCATGCTCGCGGATGCCAGGGCGGCCTGTGAGCTGTCACTCGGCGAAAGGCCAAAGCGGACCCGCTTCGCGATCGGCGGTCGTTTCCGCCCCTACTGAGGAACCTGTCATGTCTGCGATACTAGAAGACGGGAAGCTCCGGCTTTCCGGCTATGTTGGCGACTACTATTTCGAGGATGGCTTCACGTCATCCGACGTTGTCCTGGCGCTTGCCCAGATTGACGACGACGAGGATCTCGACGTCCACATCAATTCGGGTGGCGGTGTCGCCTCCGAAGGGGCAGCGATCCACGCGCTGCTGTCGGCTCGGTCCGGCACCACGAACATAGTCATTGAGGGCATCGCTGCATCAGCGGCGTCGCTGATTGCCATGGCCGGCGAAACGGTCACCATGTCGGCCGGCTCGGTGATGATGATCCACGATCCGAGCGGTTACACCTTCGGCACCTCCGAGGACCATAGCAAGACGATAGAAGGGCTGGAGGCGCTCGCGACGGCCTATGCCCGCGTCTATGCCGCCAAGAGCGGAAAATCCGCCGAGGAATGCCGCGCCATCATGAAGGGCGAGCGGTGGCTGACGCCGCAGCAGGCGGTGGATGAAGGCTTCGCTGATGCGACCACCGAAGTCACGGCCGACGCTGTCGCCGCCTTCGACTACCGGATTTACGCCCACGCGCCGAAGCGGCTCACCGCTCTCGCGAGCAAGAAGAATTGGCGCCTCGAAGGTGCTGATAAGCAGGCGGCACCCGCCGCTCACCGTCCGACAAAGGAGCATACGATGTCTGACAAGACGAATGGCGGGGACAAGTCCGCCGACTTTGAAAAGGAAAAGGCGGAGGCCGCCAAGGCCGCCGTTGCAGCATACCAGGCGCGTCGCAAGAACGTGATGGCCCTGGAGGAAGCCAAGGGGCGTGAGGGGCTCGCTGAGACCCTCATCGAAACGGATCTCTCCGAAGAAGCGATCAAGACCGCGCTGGCCGCCGCGCCGACAGCGCAGCCCGCCAGCGATGACCAGCGGCCAGACCCGAAGGCCTATGAAGCCAGCCGGGGTGCTGGCGCCGGCCTCGGCGGCAAGACCGCATCCGCATCCACTCCCGCTGCGCCGACCCTGATGGTCGATAACATGCGCAAGCTGCTCGGCAAGAAGGAGGCCGTGTAATGGCACCACTCATCTCTGAAGGTCGCTATGCGAGCGACTGGCTGAAGCGCGAAGCCGACAGCCATTTCTCGCGCGAGGAAGTCATCGTCGCATCGGGCTCCGGCGTGGTGCAGACCGGCACGGTCCTCGGCAAGATTACGGCGTCCGGCAAGTACAAGCCGGTCACGGTGGCCGCCGTCGACGGCAGCCAGAATGCCGCCGGTATCCTGCTCCACACGGTAGATGCCACCTCGGCGGATGCTGCGGCCGTCATCATCGCCCGCGACGCGATCGTCGTTCACCAGGGCCTCAAGTACGGCGCTGACGTCGATACGTCCGGCGAGCGTGCGGCCATCACAGCAGCTCTCGGCGCACTCAATCCGCCGATCCTCGTGCGCGAAGGAGCCTGATCCATGGAAACCATTCTCGATATCTTCGGCAACGCGGCGTTTTCGTCGACGTCGCTGACGCAGGCGATCAACATCGTGCCGAACGACTATGGCCGCATCCGCGAACTCGGTTTGTTCTCCAGCGAGCCGATCACCACCACCACGGTTGCCGTCGAATACAATAACGGCACCTTGAACCTTCTGCCGACCCGCGAGCGCGGCGCGCCGCCCTCGCTCGGTACGCCCGAGAAGCGGGGTATCCGCCAGTTCGCGGCATTCCACATTCCGCATGATGACTATGTTCGTGCCGACGATGTCCAGAACATCATCTCTCGGGTCGCGTCCGATGCGGTTCTGGAGTCCGTTGCTGGACTGGTCAACCGGAAGCAGATCGTCATGCGGCGGAAGCATGCGATTACGCTTGAGCACATGCGGATGACTGCGCTGCGCGGTGAGATCCTCGATAGCGACGGCTCCTCGCTGCTGAACCTCTTCACCGAGTTCGGCGTGACCCAGAAAACCGTAGATTTCGTGCTGGGCACAGCCGGTACCGATGTCAAGGCGAAGGCGAGGGAGGTAGTTTCCTACCTGGAGGATAACCTCCTGGGCGAGACCATGACCGGCGTTCATGTGCTTGCGTCTCCCGAATGGTACGACAAGTTCATCGGGCACGCGAAGGTCGAGGAGATCTTCAAGTACTACGACGGACAGAACAATCCGCTCCGCCAGGACGTCCGCCGTGGGTTCCCCTTCCATGGCCTGACCATCGAAGAATACCGGGGTGGCGCTTCCTACATGCAGGAAAACGGTACCTACGGGACCCGTCGCTTCATCCCGGCTGGTGAGGCCATCGCATTCCCCATCGGAACGCAGGACGTCTTCAGCACTTACTTTGCCCCTGCGGACTTCATCGACACCGTCAACACCTTTGGTGAAGAGATCTACTCGCGGTCCGCGGTCGATCCGGAGTTCCAGCGCTGGGTCAAGCTACACAGCCAGTCCAACCCGCTGCCGATCGTCAAGCGTCCGGCACTGCTCGTCAAACTGACCAGCAGCAACTGAGGAGGATGATCCGATGCATGTTCGCAACAAGAAAACCGGCGAGGTCGAAGCCATGCGGCATGGCCCCGCCACTCAGGCAGTCGACGCCGGCACTCACGAGTTCGTCAATCCCAACGAGAAGGATGAACCCGTGGAAGAGAAGGCCAAGGCCGCCAAGAAAGAGACCAAGGCCTCCTGATGTCCTGGTCAGATCATCTCGCGGCGGCCGATGAAGCTGCCGCGAGCTATTTCGACGAAACCCTCTGTATCCTGAAACCGCGCGCGTCGGGGCTGGGGGTTTCGGTCAATCATAGTGAGGTCGACGATCCTGCTAGACCTGCTTTCGAGTTTCTCGGGACGATCGATCTGGAGCCGCCGGCCGACCGGTTGACACGGCATATGCCGGTCGATCCGGGGACGCGAAGCGGGGCTGTTTCCTATGACGCCGTCCTGACGGCTTTGACGACCGGGTGGCCGTACCTGCCGAAGCGTGGCGATCACGTGATTGCGGGCGGCGTGACCTGGAAGATCGCCGCCAAGGAAGATGACGGGTCCAACCGGCCCGCCTGGTATCTCAATAGGGCCTGATCCCATGCTGTCCGCAGAAGCCGTCCGCCTGGTCGCGATCGAGACCTTGTGCCCGACCGCCGCCGCTTTAGCCGGGACAGGCTTTCCGACGCTCGCCGGCCCTCGTGTCTTCGACAGTCGCGCTGCATCGCTGCAGGACCTCGATCGGGACCGGGCCTACACGCCGGTGCTCGCGCTTTATACGCATCAGTCAACGGTCGCCTTGATGGGATCAGCGACCGATGCGACCGACACTGAAGCAAACTGCGTCCTCGACGTGATCGCGGAGCTTGCGGTGGCCGCCAGGGATGAGGGCGGTGAGTTCCCCGACGCCATGGATGCCATGGCAGATAGCGATCCAAATGCCAGGCTCGTGCTTGCGGCTCTCTGCGCCCAGGTGCGCATGCTGCTGATGCATTCGCAGCATGGCGGGCTCTGGCGCAAGCTCGTCAAGCACGTGGTCGATATCGACCAGCAGACGTTCTCGGTCCCCGATTTCGGGCTGCGCTACCACCGGGTAGGAATGCGCTTCCGGCTGACCATCGCGGATGATCGTTTCGACATCGAGAATGGCGGCCTCCCTGAGCCGATCAAGTCGGTCTACGAGGCGCTGCCTGCCGCGAGCTACGCGTCCACCAAACTTGCCGAGCTCTCTGCCGCGTTCGCCGGTGAGCCGCGGACACCGCTCACATCTGCGCATGTCACCACCGGGCCGATCACCAGCGGGCCGAACGATCTGTAACGCCTGACCACCTTCGGGAGAAACATGATGACCAATCTCTACAGGCCCAAACAGGGCCTTCGCATCCCGCTGCCCGGGCGGCAGGGGGAATGGCCGAAGGACGGCCGCCCCGTCGACTTCTCCAGCGCCTATGAGGCACGCCTGGTGAAGGACGGCGATCTCGTGCTCATCGAAACCGACGCCGAACCGGAGAAGACCGGCGGCAAATCCGGAGGCCAGAGGTAAATGGTCAGCAACATCCCCGCCAATATTACGGCTCCGCTGCTCGCCTTCGACGTCCAGTCGGGTGGCCAGTTCGAGAGCGAGAACCGTCTCATCCTGCTCGGTCACGGTCTCGCTGCAGGTTCCCTCGGCAACGGCCAGATTGCGCCCTGCAACAGCATCCTCGATGCCCGTGTCCTGACGGGTGCCGGCTCGATGCTGGAAAGCATGTGGCAGATCGCCCGCCTCAACGCGCCGGCGCAGGAAATCTGGATCGGCCGCGTTGAAGACACCGGTACGGCAGAGATCCGCACGGTCACTGTCGGTGCGGTACCGGCTGCAGGAGGACTCGGCGTCATCGAGATCGGCGGTGAGCCGGTCGTGGTGGAAATCGCCGCGGGCGCCTCGGCCAACCAGGTCGCCACTGCGCTTGCTGCCGCGATCAACGCGTATTTCAACCCGATCACGAAGGTCTCTCTGCCCTTCACCGCGACGGCTGCCACCAATGTCGTCACCATCACGGCTCGCCATAAGGGCACCTATGCGACCGGCATCGACATTTATGTGCCGGTGCTGGAGAGCGCGAACGCGTTCGCCGGTCTATTCACCTTCGCCACGACCACACCTGGTGCGGGCACGCCTTCCGTCGCTGCCATCATCGCCGCGATGAACGATGATCCTTTCGAGATGATCGTCTCGGCATTCGGCGATGCAACCAACCTCGGACTGTTCAAGACCCTCCTGTCGGACGTCTCGGGGCGGTGGAGCTACGCACAGCAGCTCTATGGCCACGTCTTCTACCCGAAGACGGACACCGGCGCTAACCTGACGACGGCGGCGCTGGCACAGGACAACTGGCACCTGACGATGATCCCGCGGTTTTCCAACGGAGGCTTTGCCCAGCCGGATTACCTCTGGGTGGCCGGTTTCGCGGCGAGGATCGCGCCTTGGTCCGGGGGCGGCGCCAACGGTGATGTTTCCCGCAACCAGACCGGGCTTGTCGTCGAAGGTCTGTCGCCGCCGCGCGACCGGGCGTACTGGATGGATTATCCGACGCGCGACGCCTTCCTGAAGAGCGGGATTTCGACGTGGCAGGTCAACCGCAATGGTGACGTCCTGATCGACAAGATCATCACGCACCACCAGACGACGGCAGGCGCACCGGACACGACCTTCAGGGATGTCCAGAAGGTCTTCCAGCTGACCCATGCACTGCGGCAGTTCCGCGCGGATCTCGCCTTCGAGCATTCGAACAAGGCCATCGCCAACGACAATCCGGACAACCTGCCGGCGCTGACGACGGTGAAGGACATCAAGGCAACGCTGTTCCACAGCTACCGCCGCATGTCTGGTGTCCTCGAAAACCCGGAGACGGCACTCCAGCAGATGGTCGTGACGCGAGATGCCGGCAACCCGAACCGCGTCAACATCGAGTTGCCGCTCGACTTCGTGAACCCGCTGGACATCTTCGCCGGCCTTGCCCGCGTCTACAGCCAGTTCCGCTGAGACCTTCACCTTTCACCGACAGGAGCCTACGCACATGACCAAGGGTCAGGACTTCGGCGGACGGATGAGCATGCGCCTTTCCACGGGTGAACTCGTCTCCATCCGCGGCACCTTCAACCTCTCGCCGACGTCGCAGGAAATCGCGGCGCAGGCCAACCAGGACGACAGCGTCGACAGGATTTCCACTCCGATGCCACGCCGCATCGAGATCGTCGCGGTCGACGGCGGTTGGGACTATGAGGCGCTGATGAAGGGTCCTCGCTTCGACACGACGATCGTCGAGGACTTCACCAACGTCACCCACTACATGACCGGCGGCTTCCTTTCCGGCCGTCCCGTCATCAATCGTCTTAATGGCGAGCTCTCCGGGCTGGCGATCGAGGGCGGCAGCTACAACCGGACGAATAGCTGATGACGTCCGTCAAGCTCTCGAAGTCATACTCGGCGCCCGACGGCACTGCGTTCGACACGATCACGCTGCGCGAGCCCACCTACAAGGACGTCTTCATGGACGGCCTCGGACAACCGCGCGAGTGGCAGCCGGTGGCAGGAGGTTCTGCTCTGCTTACCTATCCTGAGCGGGTGGATGCCTATGCGCAGCGTCTGATCGTGAAGCCCGGCTATGAGTTCATCTCGGGCCTTACGGCACTGGACGCGCTGCGCATCGAGGAGGCGATCTGCGGTTTTTTTATGGAGCCGAAGGAGCAGGCGAAGTCGGAGACGAATTCGTCTTCAGACTCGGATGGCGACCAGCAGACGTAGAGCAAATGACGCTTTCGCAGATCGCCTGGTGGGCCGGGCGCTTCGTCGATCGCCGTAACAGGGTCGGATCATGAACCGCGAAATCGAAGCCCGCCTGAAGATCTCGGCGGTCGACCGGACGGGTGCAGCGCTCAAGAGCGTTTCCGGCAAGCTCGACCAGGTCAATCGCCGGGCTGCTGCCCTTACCCGGCAACAGGGCGTGATGGCGCGCACCTCGCAGGCCGCGTTTGCCACCATGGCCCGCTATGCCGCACCCGCCGTGCTTGCCTATGGTGCGAAGCAGGCCGTGACGGAGTTCGCGGCGGTTGAGCGGCAGATGACCAGGATCGGGATCACGGCCGATGCCTCCGCCAAGGACATCGAGGCCGCGTTCGCAACCGTCCAGGCCGAGACGAAGAAGCTTGCTCTGCCGATCGAGCAGGGCATCAGCGCGCTCGACACCATGGTAGCGTCCGGCATGAGCCTGCAGGAGGCAATGGCCTTCCTGCCGTCCGTGCTGGCGACGGCGCAGGCCTCGGGTGCCGCAACGGAAGACATCGCCAATACCGGCCTGAAGGCGGCATCCGCGCTGAAGATCGAGGCTAACGAGCTGCAACGCGCCTTCGACATCATGGTCACGGGCGGCAAGGCTGGTCAGTTCGAACTGAAGGACATGGCCCAGTACATTCCGGGCCTCGCCAACAGCTTTGCGTCGCTTGGCTACAATGGCGAAGACGGCCTGAAGCGGCTGGTCGCGGTCCTGCAGACGATCCGCGAGGATACCGGTGACGCTTCGGCTGCGGCAACACAGGCGCAGAACATCTTTGGCAAGATGTATTCCGAGGAGACTGCGAAGAAGTTCGGCAAGATGGGCATCGATCTCCGAAAGGAGATGGCCGCCGCCAAGCAGGCCGGCGAGGACGCGCTGAGCGCATTCGTGCGCCTGTCGAAGGAGGCGATCAAGGGAGACCTGAGCAAGCTGCCGCTACTCTTTACCGACCAGGAGTTCCGTCTCGGCATGCAGTCGCTGATCACCAGCGAGGAGAGCTTCCGCAAGTTCCTCGAGCTGATGAACTCGGCCGAGGTGAACGGGACGGTCTTCCGGGATCTTGCCAAGGTGACCGGAGACACCCAGGCAAGCATCGATCGGCTTTCCGGCAGCTGGAACAAGCTGATGAACAGCATCGGCCGTGGGATCGCCGCCTCGGGCGGTGTCGACGCCATGGACGCTGTTTCCAGTACCGTGGATTATCATACCGCAGTCAACGATGGTCTTCGCAAGAGGGGCATGAGCGGCTGGTGGGAAAGGACCCGGTGGGGCCTCACGAGCTCGCAGGCCGAGAAGGATCAGGCCGCCGTCGAGGGCGGCTACAGCGATCCGGAATTCCTCCGGGATTATCGGACCCGGAAGTACATCGACGGGACGGCGCGAGCGTCCGTCGGGCGGCAGAACCAGAAGGTGGTGTTGCCTGAGTTTCCGGGAAGCAGCGGCAAAGGCCTTCCGGTCCCGGGGCAACGTCCGTCGCCATATCCGGACATGCCGCGGCAACTGGATGGTGTTCCGCCGGCTCTTCGGAGCGGCCCGCAGGTTGCGAGCATGGGCCAACCTTCCAGCGGCTTCTTCCGCATTCCATCGCGTGAGGAGTTCCAGGAGGCGTTGAAGATCGATGCGACCGGACTGAAGCAGTCCGGAGACGAGGCCGCCCAGAAGGTCGCGGAAGGCGGACGGCAGGCCGGCAAGGAGATCGAAGACAGCGCAGCATTCCTGAAGGTCGCGGGGGTCGACGTCGGCGCTGCGATCATGTCGGCTGCGGAGAAGCTGCACCAGGCAGCCATGCGGTTGAGTGGTGCGCAGGCGGCTGTTGGCAATGCCGCGACCGGCAACAGGACCGGCGTGAACGCAGACGTAGGGCGAACAATGCCGCCATCGGCAGGACGACCCGTCGGCGGTGGACCGTAGACAGGATCTGGACATGCGAGACTGGGCAAAGACGCTGCGGCGCGGCAGCTATCGCGGCGTGCGCTTCTGGGTCGAGTATGACGACCATTCCTTCGGGAAGCGGCTGGCAATCCACGAATATGCGGGCGGCCGGGACAGCTATATCGAGGAGATGGGGCTTTCCACCTCCGGCTTCGATGTGACCGCCTATCTGGCCGGCGACACGGCCGACATGCAGGCCAAAGCCCTGGCTGCCGCATGCATCGCACCAGGTCCCGGCCTGCTGACGCTGCCGACGATTTCCGGTTCGATGGCCTACGTGGAGAGCGGCCGGCGGCTCTTCGAAAAGGACCGTCTCGGCTACATCGCCTTCGGCTTCCGTGCGGTACCTGTCTCCAACGCGGCCGGTACCGTGCCTGGCGTCGGTGACGTGCTGACGGCGATCGCGCTCAACTTCAACGTCGCCGCCTCCGGCTTTGGGAGACTGTTTTCATGAGCGCCGACCGTGCCGTCATCCTAACCTGGCTCTCCGGGTTGGTTGCTGACCTCATCGGCGACGATCTGGATCGCCGGGATGCGGAGAAGCGCCTTGCTGTGGCAGAGGGTCTTGGCGCATCTGCCTTCGCGGCAGAAGCCTTGTCGCTGATGCGTATCTCTGCGGAAAGCGTCTCTTCGCCGGTCGACTTTGACCGGCTCGCCGCTCCGTCAGTTGCCGACCAGGGCACGGCCGACGCCGTTGCCATACTCCTGGCGGCAGGGCTTGCCGTTGCCGGTGTGAAGGTGGAGTGGCCTTCCCGACCGCAGGCCAGATCCGCGCGCAGCCGCATCGCGGCGGCAGGCGAGGGGGCGCTGACGGCCGCTTCCAGGCTCGGAGCCGAAGGAGCGGATCTCTATACCTGGCTCGCGAACCTTGTTGCCGTGTCGGTTCGTGTCGTCTCCGAGATTGCCGCGAATGCCGTACCGGTGGTCCGGGTCGAGACGAAGATCTCGCTTCCGTCAACGGCGCTGGCTTACCAGCTCTATGGTGACGCCGGGCGCGCGCAGGGGCTGGTCGATATAGCAGGCAGCGCGACGCCGCTCCTGATGCCCGCCGCCTTCGACGCCCTGGCAGACTGAGATGCTGCTCGAAACAGTCACGGCGGACGGATTGCCGCCGATCAAGTCGATCGACATCAATATTTCCGCCGAAGAGGCGGTGCGGACGGCGCGTCTTGAGTGCGTGATAGTCGGCTCCGGGCTCCCGGCTGCCATCGGTCAGCGGACCGTCCTCAGGGCGTCCGGCGACCCGATGCTGACGGGCTATGTTCGCGATATCGATACGGGCTATGGTCGCGACATGCGGTCGCTCTCGATCGGGTTGGTCTCGGCCACCGTCGATTATGTAGAGTGCAGTGCCGAGCATGCGACCGGAGAGTGGCTGGACAAGTCCATAGAGGATATAGCCCGCGACCTGGATGGCCTCGGGATCGGAATCGAGAGCGATGGAACCAACTTCCCCAAGGAGCCTCGCCACAAGTTGATCCAGGGGGAAAGTCCTTTCTCCTCGATTGAGCGGCGCGCCCGTGGCCGGGGCATCCTGATCCATGACACGGAAAAGGGGCGCCTCAAGCTTGCGACGAAGCCGGAGGGGCGGCACAAGGGCACGCTGAAACGCGGCATCAACATCCTGCCCGGGGCGTCGGCCAGCTTTACCGAGCGGGGTCGGCACAGCGAGGTCAAGGTGCGCGGACAGTCGACGGAAGGTGTCGACAAAGCGCAACTGAGACCGGAGACGGTCGCGCGCGACAGTGGCATCCTGCGCCGGCGTCCGTTGATCATCTTGCACGAAGGCGAGGTGACGATCGACCGGATGAAGACCCGTGCCGAATGGCAGGCGAAGCGTGCGGCCGGGGCGTCGGTTACCGCAAGCATCCCGACCACCGGCTGGCGCGATGCAGGCGGGATGCTGTGGCAGCGGAACTGGCTGGTCGACGTGGATGACGAATGGCTCGGCATCCGTGGCACGATGATCATCAAGAGCGTCGCCTTCTCGCAGAGCAGCGACGGAGGCGAGGGCGGCGGCACGATTGCAACGCTCTCGCTCGCGGATCCGAGGGCGCTCGGCGGGGAGAACCCACGCGGAAAAACGGCGGACGGCTACGCCGCACCGGGCGAGATCGAGGCGGAGTACCAGGACGAATGAGCGGCAAGCGCTTCGAATTCGACGGATCGATCGACGAGCGTGGCGGGCAGCAGTTCGTTTCCGGGCGCGGCGTCTATGGTGACGGTTACACGCGCATCCACCGGATAGAGCCGCATGGCTTCATGTCCAACCCGATCAAGGGCGCGAAGGGCCTGCTCATTTCGCCGAACGGCAATCCGGACGAGGCCTATGTGCTGGGCGGCGAGCATCCGGAGAAGCGTCCGGCCGGGCTGCCCGGAGGATCCTCTGCGATCTATGACGCGAACGGCAACATCATCAGCCTGGTCGGCACGAAGATACGCCTCGTTGCGCCGCTGTTCGAGTTCGTCGGCGACGTGACAATCAAGGGCAATCTCAACGTTGACGGCAATATCCACGCGACCGGCACGATCATCGACGTGGCGGGGAACACGAACCACCACACGCATTGAGATCCGGCCCGGCGGGTTCCGGGATTATCAAAAGGAGAAGACGCATGAGCGTACGAGCAAAGTTCCAGTGCAGCGGCAAGGAAGGCACGACCGTCTTCTTTCACACGGTCTATTCGGAGGACATTCAGTCCGAAGACGGGCGCTTCACCAAGGCAACGCCCTGGGGCGAGCTGCGGATGACGGTAGACAATCCGAATGCTGCAATTCAGTTCGAGCCGGGTAGGTCCTACTACCTGGACTTCTCGCCGGCTGACTAATGCTGAAGATCACGCCGATCGACGGCGAGCGGGAACCATACCGCTCGCCGGACCTCATCTGGAACGGCAAGGCCGGAACGGTCGCGGTGAACCCGTTGACGCATCCGGATGCGCCCGGCGACCTGCGGGCCGAGCAGGGGCTGGCAACGCAGGTGCTGATCTGCCTGATGACCGACCGTCGCGTCGAGGTGAGCGAGCTGCGAGACGGAGACGAGAACCGCGGCTGGATCGGTGACAGTTTCGACCTCGAGACTGGAGAGACGCCCCTCGGCTCGCGGCTCTGGCTGCTGCGGCGCTCGGCGATCTTCGACGGAATCGAGGTTACGGTCGAGGACTATGTGCGAGAAGCCCTGCAGCCGATCATCGACCAGGGCGCTGCGGTCTCCCTGGACGTTGCCGTGACGGCCAATCGGCCGATGAACAGGGTAGACTACACCGTCACGCTCTATGGCCGCGATGGCGGCCGGATCTACGACAGCAAGTTCGAAATTCTCTGGAGGCAGATCGATGGCGTGGCAAATCCGCTCGCTGGCTGAGGCATCGCAGCGGGTCCGCGGCGCGTTCCGCCAATACATGCCGGGCACGGACGCCGCGCTGAAGAACAACTTCGTGACGGTGACGGGCAAGGTCCTTGCAGCGCTGTCTCACGAGTTCGAACTGCGCATGGCCTATCTGGCCAGGCAGCTCTTCGCTTCAACCGCTTCCGCCGCCTTCCTTGCACGTCATGGGTCCGATGTCGGCATCTTCAGGAAAGCCGCTTCGCCGGCGATCGGGCTGATCACGGGTTCGGGTGCGCCGAATGCCATCTATCCTGCCGGCATTCGCTTCGTCTCCGGCGATGTCGTCTACGTCTCCACCACGCCTGCATCCGCAAGCCCGGGCGGCGACGTGACCTTCTCCGTGCAGGCCCAGACGACGGGCGCGGCAACCAATCGCGACGCAGGCGGAGTGCTAGGCCTGGCCGATCCGGTTCTCTGGCCTTTTCTGGGCGCCGAATGGGCCGTGTCCACCTCAGGGCTCGGTGGAGGTGCGGACCGCGAGGGAGACGACGCGCTGCGCGAACGTATCCTGTTTCGCAAGCGCAATCCTCCCGGGGGCGGACGTCTTACCGACTACGAAAATGCGGCACTTTCCGTTCCCGGCGTCGTCAAGGCATGGGCGTTTCGTCAGCCGTTGGCGCCGGGCTTCATCTCGGTGTTCTTCCTGTTCGCCGGAAGGCCGAACCTGATCCCAACCCCTGGCGACGTCGCCGTGGTGCAGGCTGCGATCGACGCGACCCGGCTGATCCGGATCGACGACAATGTCGCGGTGGCACCGACGCCCGAGCCGCTGGACCTGACCATTTCGGGTCTCGCCAATGACAGCGCGGAGGTTCGTGTGGCAATCGAGGCCGCTGTTGCCGCCATGCTGGTGGCGCGTGCGCGCCCGGGCGTTGCCGGCGATGCCTTCACGCTGTCGAGATCATGGATCTCCGAAGCAATCTCCAGGGTGAGCGGAGAGGATCGGCACGTGCTCGACTGGCCGCTCGATGACGTGACCTATACGAACGGGCGTTATCCCGTCCTCGGCACGGTGACCTATGCCGCGTAGTCCAGCCTTCAACACCATCACGCGGGCGGCGGCGCCAGCGCTGGACACGAGCGGCGTTCCGGTACCGGAAGACGCACTGGCGGCGCCAACCAGCGAGGGCCTGATCTCTGCCGCCATGACGCTCTGGCCGCAGGGGGCGGCCTGGGGATCGCCGGACGGCGAGGCCGTGCCGTTGACCGATCCCCTGGCGCGGTTCACTCGCGTGCTGCTTGACCCGTTCGTCCGGCTCTATGCCCGGGCGTGGAGCCTGGTGCGCGAGGCGACGGTTGGTGGCGTGCAGGAACTGCTGCCGGACTGGGAGGCGGAATACGGACTTCCCGAACGCTGCTTCATCGGTGAGCAGTCGACGTCCCAGCGGATCACGGCGCTGGCTCGCAAGGTGCGTGCCGACGCAATCAACCACCCGGAAGAGTTCGTGCGCCTGGCGCTGGACTATGGCTTCGAGATCGAGATCGAGGAGCCGGCGATCTTCGAGTGCGGCTTCTCCGAATGCGGCGGCTATCACGCCGTAGGCTCGTGGACGGAGGAGACCTACTGGATCGTCCGCGTGAAGGACGCCGCGATCAGCTATTTCGAGTGCGGGGTGAGCGAGTGCGGACATGACCCACTGTTCGCTGTCGGCGAAGCCGAGCAGATCCTCTGCCTGCTTCGCCAGATGGCTCCGGCCTGGACGCTGCCTGTGCTGGAGCCGTGGGTTACCCTTGCCGTTCTGGCGACGCCGGATGGCTCCGTTCTCACCGATCCCTACGGCAACGCGCTCGCGGTGCCTGTCAACGTCTAAGCTCCAAGAGGACCAGTCATGGACTACATTGCGCCATACGGCAGCACCGACCCGAACGCGTCCTATGTCGACCGCAATACGCCGGGCGCAACTTCCGGCTCGCGGGTGCCGGCAAAGGCGATTGAAAACCCGATGCGGGAGATCAAAGCGGTCATAGCGGGGGCAGGTCTCTCGGCCTCAAACAACGACCTGACGCAGTTGCTGCAGGCGATACAGGCATTGATCAGTCAGGCGACTGGCGGCGGCGACACGGAGAACTTCGTGCTGATGGCAGCGGCCCGCGCGCGGCTGCCAATCTTCCCCCATGTCCTGACGGCCGATGGGCGCATTCCGATCGTCTCGCCGTCGGCGGGACAGGTCAGGATCCCCGCCGGCTACGAGTTCCAGCATCGGGGCATCTTCACAGTGACGACCGTGCAGGCGGATTTCGCGACCGCTGCGAACAAGACCTATCATCTGCGCTGGAGCCCCGCGAACGGCTTCCAGCTGAAGGACCTCGCCGACAGCGGCTATAATCCCGGTGCGCTGGCCGAGACCGATGCGTCCTTCGACAGCAAGTATGATGATGCCCTGTTCTCGCGCGTGGTGACGAATGGCAGCAACGTGCCGACAATCACGAACTTGGCGAACCTCGATCGGCTGAAGGTGAACACGGTGAAAACCGGGGCGGCTACGGCCCTCACTTCAGCGTTTGCAAGCTCCTTTGCTGGTTCCGAGAGCATCAATTGGGCGCGTACGCCGGTGCCAACATTTGCCGGTGCGATCCAAACAAGCGGCCTTACAGGCCCTGGTGGCCTCGAGTACGCGAACGTGATTGGTAGTCGCATCTTGTCTCGCTACGCTGTTGGAGCGACCGTTACGAGCAATTGGAACGAAAGCCAGAATGCTCCGAACGGCCTGACTGGCCAGCTTGAAATCACAGCTTTCGCCTGAGGATGATTCTCATGACGGACGACCTAATCAAGATCAGGTACGACGACCTCGGCATGTTTCCGGCAGCCGAGATCCAGGACAAGCTAGCGGTGGTTCGCGCGGGTCTTCCGGGTAATGTCTCTCTCAGTCAGATCCTAGCTCTCTTTACAGACGGAGCGCCTCAGGCGCTCGATACCTGGCTCGAGGTTGTCGCTAAGCTGGCGGACAACGATGATGCGCTTGCAGCTCTTGTGGCGACTGTGGGCACGAAGGCGAATTCGTCTGACGTTGCGTCAGCACTTGCGTTAAAACAAGATAGCTCAGGCGAGCTCTTCCGCGGTCACATTCAAGGCCTGACTCTCTCCAACAACGGGAGCGACTCCGCAAATGACATCGACGTCGCTCCGGGGGCAGCGGGCTCCGACGGGTCAACGCCGGTGCTTATGACACTGGCGGCAACAACTACAAAGCGTCTCGATGCAGCGTGGGCCCCTGGCTCTGGCAATGGTGGGTGGCTTGACGGGACGACAATGCCGAATGGGACCGGACATGCCTTTCTAATCCAGCGATCGGATACCGGGGTCGTAGACGTTGGATTTTCCGCCTCGTTGTCGCCCACGCTGCCAACTAGTTATGACAGATCCCGACGCATAGGATCTGTCATTCGCGCGGGTGGAGCTCTGCTGGGTTTCAGTCAGCAGGGTGACGACTTCCTTCTCTCCACTCCTGTTTCCGACGCCAATGCTCTAAACCCGGGCAGCAGCGCGGTTCTCAGGGCCCTGACGGTACCAACAGGCATCAAAGTCGATGCCTATTTCGTTGCTGCCGTACGACGTGGTTCGAGCGCGGGAGACTTCGCGGTCTTGCTGACCAGCCCGGATCAAGCCGACAGCCTACCGTCCGACAGCAACTTTTCCCTGATCCATACCACCAGTTCGGTGGCGAACGGAGGAGAGGTCTACACGCCAGGAACATTCCGCATAAGGACAAACACAAGCGGACAGATTCGCACTCGCCTCAATTCAACGAACGCCAACTTTCAGCTGCGGATAATCACCCATGGATGGATCGACAGGCGAGGGAGAAACTAGAATGCACGCAAACCTTCGCCATAACTGGTCCTCCACAATCTTCCGCGGTGGAACTCGACTTGCCGAGCTGACCTATGATTTTGCGATCGAGGTGCCGAGCCGCCTACGCACATCGGGTTACGTCAATTTTGCGCATCGAGGTGGGCAGGACGGCATTGTGGCAGACATGCCGGTGGCTGTTTCCGCCCGAGTAGGGATAAGGCATGCCGCTAACTCTAGTGATATGCCGACTTTCCCCACCGGCGCACGGACTGCCCCCCTGTGGAACGTCACGCACCCGAACACGACGTTTAGATGGATTCCTGGTGCGAAGGACGGAAAGAACATAATCAACCTCCGCCACCACTATGAAACCTGTCTTCTTCTGAGCTGCATCGACCTCATGGAACCCGGCGCCTATCGGGTCGAGGCTTGGGCGTTCGCGAACGTTTCCGCTGCTTACCCAAGCATGTGTACGAGAGACGATATCGTAGAGGTTAATCGCGACAGCAACCAGTCCAACGACAACACCTTCGGTTTTATGGCGGTAGATGTGGCGGAGATTAATTGAAGCGCTAAGGTAGCGGAGCTTCCGAGGCAGAGGCGTAGTCTCCCCCGATTATCGTGATAGACGAGTTTCCTCTTTGCTCTACGATGATCCCGTTCAATGGTAACGTGTGCATGCTCCGCCGAATGAACTCTTGGCGACCATTGACCGCAAGTTCGCCGAGTCGGAACAGGCCCTGTTCCGTTCGACCAAATACCGTCAGGAAGCCATTCCCTTCGAAGGAAATCCTGACGCGTAAGCCTTTAGCAGCTGGCTTTAGGTCAACGCTCAGAGTCGTAAACATAACCTTGTGAAATAGACCAAGCGGCGTGGACGTAATGGACGTCCCATCTGGTGCAAGCAATTCCTCTGCTGCGCCGAAGAGTCTGCCGATGTTGACGCCGAAGAAGGGATAGATGGTTTGCTTAGTCCATTGAACGTCAGATGGATCGAGTGAGACAGGAGATCCGTAACGAACATCGTCAGGCGTTAGGGCGTATACCTGATTTCCCCCCTGGTCGCTGTATTCAAGAGCCGTCTCGCTGGGATCGGACAAGAAGTTCTGCAGCCGAGACTTGTAGACCGGTGGGATGTAGTAGCCGGGTAATTGGACATGGGTGATGTCAAGTCGCTTCAGCGCAGTCACTGCTTCATCGTCAGTGCGCGCATCATAAAAGGGCACGAGTCGCGGATCCAGATAACTTACCATCCGCCGGTCTGCATGGAACATGTGCGACGGACGGATGGCGAGGATCTTAGCGTCCTTCGGCAGGTTTTCTGAGATCCAAAGCATGGGCCGCGAATAAAGGCTGCTACCCACCAGTGCGGTTCGGGCATCTCTATCCAGTAACTCTGGCGATGGGACTTGGTGCCGCCACAGGTTAAGAGCGGGTAATGTGGCGAGTGCTGCAGCCACTACAACCGAGATATGAACGATGGCACGCACGGGGCTGAGGGAGCGAAAGCTCCTAACGCGCAATAGGGAGTATCCGATGACGCGGCCGGCAAGGATGGCGGCGGCTGGAGTGATGATCAGCAAGTATCGCTCATTCCGCACCATCATCGTTGACCCGATCGCGAGCGTTGCAACGACGCCTGCAAAGTAGACGGTCACGAATATGAGGCTCGCGAGGATTGGGCCGTCATTCGGCTGCCTTTCGGCTAGGAGCGTTGGTGCAAAACCTCGTCTCAGTTCTCGCCAGATGATGATGACGGCTCCACCAGCGGCAAACCAGAAGATCCATCCGAGATTGTCTGGCTCTGAGAACGCCTTAAACAGGCCGTACTGGATGCGGGCCGGCCAGGTATCGACGGATCGCGAAAGATCGAAATAGCCGCTCCAGTCGAGGCTTTCGAGAGTGAACACCAACGGGCTGTCGGAGATCAGCGTCCCGAACGCAATGTAGTTGCGTCCATAGGGTATGCCCGCAATGATGGCTGCCAGCGTCAGGCTGGCTCCTACTTCGACGGCAGCTTGTCGCCAGCGCCTTGGGCCCCACCAGCAGGCGGACACCGCAACCGCCATAGGAAGCAGGAGGATCGCGATGGAGTGGCTCCAAAGCGCGAGCCCAAGGGCTGCACCCACCGCGACGCCTCGTTTGAGCTGACTGCCCGATATCCCGGCAACGATTGCAAGAACAAGCGCGGAGCCGGCGACGGGCAGAGAGTCGATCGCCGCACCGGGGATGCCGCCCACGAGGACCGGTACCGAAAGCAACGCTGCTACTGCGGCCGCAGCGGATATACGGCCAAGGGATAGTGCCGCGCAGAGCGTGCTGGCCGTTGCCGACAGCAGAAACCAGACGGGAATCAGACGACTCAGTCCCGAGGCATCGGCGCTTCCCTGAGCGAGGTTGGCCAGGTGCATGGCTGCGACGTAGAGCGGGGGGTGGGTCCAGGAGGCAAAGAAACCGCTTCTGGTCGTTTCCGGCGCCAGCGCGGGGTAATGCTCCAGAGATCGGCTCTCGAACACATCGCGCGCCACTGTCATGTACTCAAGGGCATCGTTTCCGTCCGTCGGAAGTAGCCAGGAGTTAGCCCCTAGGATCCCGAACGCAATCAGGAAGAACCCCAATAACAGGATGCCCTGTAATGTAACGGGCGGCATCGCCAACGTGCTCTTCCGCGACAGGATTAAGACACTGGCTCCAAGGAAAACAGTAGCGAAGGCAAGCTGCCAGTCGCTTCCCGGCAGGGCATACAGCGCGGCGGCCGAGGACAAGCCGAACAGAAAGGGTGCGCTGGCGATGCCCAGCAGAAATCGTAAATTCGCTTCCGACGTGAATCGGGAGAATAGCTGCCACCCCAGCGTCGTCGACAACGCCCACAGTGCTCCGAACGTCAAATAGGATAAACCGTGAACCAACCCGCGCCCCCACCACTAACTAGTCGAGGGCTATAACAGCCGCCCAGATTCGGCAACTGCAGCCTCTGCGCCGGACGGTGTTGCCAAGACCTGCCTTCCGTGCTTCTGGTGGCAGACGGTGCGGACAGGGAAGTCGGGAGAATCGTGTCAGGTTTGTTGAGCAGATATACGATCGTCCTTGCGGGATTTGTCGCGGCGGTCGTAGCGGTTGCCGCCTTTGGTGGTTGGAACTGGTACCGCCCGGGAGAGGCCTCGGTCCTTCGGGATGTCAGTCTAGATCAGGTCTATCGACGGTTGGATGCGCAGCATCCTGGAAGAGGGGTGACGGACTACCCCGGGAACACGGTCGAGGACGTTCCTAAGGCATATGCATCGGTCTTGCTGGCGGAAATAAGCCGCGCATCACGAAGGATACGGGGAGACCTCCCTAACCTGGCGGATGTAGCCGGCAAGTGGCTTCTAGCGAATTCGCGTCTTGATGAGAACGGCGTCGTAGGATGGGGCGTACCAGTTGCGTGGGACGCTTACGGAGACGGGTCGGTCAACCCTGTGAACACAAGCTATGCTATCTCCACTGGCATTGTCGTTGACGCTCTGCTGACGTGGATGGAAGCTAGTGCAACGGCCCCGGCAGGCGAGATTAGGGCTGTGACGGAGCAGGCATTGGCAGCCTACGCGGACCCGATGGTGCGGACAGCATCTGGCCTTATCCCGTACTCCCTGAGGCCGTCGGACAGAGCCTATGATACTTTCAACTCGGCCGCGTACATTGCCGGTCAGATGCAGCGTTTTGCCAGCTACGCCAGTTCACCCGAGATTGCCGATCTGCTTAAAAGTGCCGCCGACGCAACCATGGCGTCCCTTATCGCACACCACCAAGAGAGTCCGGGCGGCGCGTGGTTCTGGAAATATTCGCTACAGGAGAATGTTGCAAACGACCTTGCGCACGCCAGTTACATCGTCGAAGGAATCCAGACGTATGTGAGGGAAGGGGGCGCCCTCAACAAAGAGATCGCCACGTCCGCAGTCTCGCAACATCTTGAAGAGTTTGGTGGCAATGACGGCACGTTGCGTGGGTGGCCGACCTTCCAAGACAATATTGACGCGCCGGCAAGACTCTATGACGTCGGCATGGCACTCGTCCTTGGGTGCAATTCCGGCCCCCATGAAAAGCTTGAGGAGCAAGCGAAGAAGACAGCTCCTCTTCATAGAACAGATCAGGGTTTCTCTCGCTACCCCGTAGGGGTCGATGACCCGGACCTCATTGTGAAAGAGTATGAGACTTACCTCTGGCGTGGCATGGTCGCTTGCGCGCCGAGGCTGCCTTGGTCTGAGTGGAAGCCGTAGTATTAGCTGCCGATCAGCGTACGCGTGAGGCGATTCTTACTGTGGGTTCTTGGCCCTAACCGCCAGCATCGACCTTAACAATCTGGAGATATCGGGCTTCTCTCCATCACCATTGCAGCTGATGCAGGGCATTCTGGGGGCCCCGCAGCCACAGGCCCTCGATCCGTTCCAGGGCTTTTTGCAGTGGGCGTCGCACACCCAGCCGGTGTTGTCGCAGGTCTCGCATTCCATAGGCTGAGCATAGCCGAAGACTGATCAACCGAACATCAGGAGAATGGAAGAAGCCCGCCAGTGGTAGCTGACGGGCCTCCGGGGAATGCTCGCTGGGGGGCAGTGAGCGGCTCCCACATCGCCCGCCTGCGCCTTCCATCGGGTCAACAGGCCCTGCCAGAAATCACACATCAGGAGAAAGACATGAACCGACGCATCGGAGCGGCGGCGCTTTCGCTCGCCAATGGAGCCGCACTATGAACAACCTCGACCGCTGGAACAAAGCGCGCTTCACGCGCAGCACGAAGATCAACGCGCAGGCTGCGAAGATCGAGGCAAACCGCGCCCGCTACGAAGCCGTGTCGGCGAAGACCGGGGTTCCGTGGGACGTGATCGGCGTCATCCACTACCGGGAGTCCTCCGGCTCATTCGCTGGCGTTCTCCATAACGGTCAGAAGATCATTGGCAAGGGCAAGAAGACGACCATCGTCCCAAAGGGACGCGGTCCATTCTCCACATGGGAAGAAGCCGCCGTCGACGCGCTGATGAACTGCCATCCCTACGCGGGCAGGAACAAGGACTGGTCCATAGCCGGCACACTTGACATTCTGGAGCGATACAACGGCCTCGGCTATCGGAACAAGGGCTTGCCGTCTCCCTACCTCTGGGCCGGGACGGATCAATACGTGAAGGGCAAATATGTTGCCGATGGCAAGTATGACCCGAACCACGTCGATCAGCAGCTAGGCGTTGCGCCTATCCTGATGAAGATCCGCGAAGGCGAGGCGACGGCACCGACGCCCAAGCCTACTCCCGCGCCTCACCCTCCATCGCCCGCTCCGAAGACCGGCAAGGGCACTGCCGCCGCCACTGGTGGCATCATCGCCGCTCTCGCCGCTGCCGTCGCTTTCCTTTCTGACCTGCCGTGCCAGTGGTTCGGCTTCTTCTGTGGGTGATCCATGACCGAATTTCTGAAGACGCTGGCCCGGTGGCGCACCTGGGTCGTGAACGCGATCCTCGTGTTGATCACGCTGGCGCCCGAAATCCTCAACGCGCCGGAGATCCTCGCCGTCGTGCCGCAGGATTATCAGCGGTATTTCCTCGCGGGGCTCTTCGTCCTCAACATCTGGCTCCGGCCTCGTCCTGCTGTACTGCCGTCCGATCCGGAAGTGCAGATCAATAAGGGGGCGACCTGATGCTGTCCTTCCTCCCAAACCCGATCACCCGGGCGCTGGGTGGCCTCGCCGTGGCCGCTCTCGTCGTCGGCGGTGCGTACACCTACGGCAAGGCTATTGGCCGTCAGGGCGCCGCTGTGGACGCTCTGGAAAAGCAAGTTCAAGCCTACAAGGATAGGAACGATGAAAACGCTGCCGTGGAAGCTCTCGATCCCGTTGCTCTCTGCATTGAGCTTGGCGGGGTGCCAGACGACTGCCGCGCCGAGTTGCGCAGGTTGGGAGAAGATCAGCCTGAAGCCGTCAACGGCGGTCTACCTCGTCGGCAATGACGTAACGGCGGGGCAGGGCATCGCCAGCCATAATCGCCACGGCACCAATCAGGGGTGCTGGAAATAGCGGCCCGACGCTCCGTCCCACGGAGCGCCGAGCCCAGGCATTCGCAACTATGGGATTGCGACGGCCTGCAGGCGTAGTGCCAGCAGGAGGTTGAGGGTCTCTTACCTTGCGGATGTCTGGACACGGAACGAGCGCGCCGCGCATAGCCGCCGCGGCTGATACGAAAAGAACCCGGTTCGGCTGGCGGGCCGGACCGGGTTCTTTCTCACGTCGAGCCTGCAGACTCGATGCAGGCTTAAATTCGCAGTTCGCGCTTGCGCCTGGCTTACGGACGCCAAGGCCTTGCCATCTCAATGATCATTGCATGAAAGCGGCAGCATGGCGGGATCGAATGACGATATCCTCAGGGTGCTCGGGCGCCTCGAGGAGAAGGTGGATGGTGTGGGCAAGCGCCTGGACAGGTTCGAAAGGGAATTTACGGAAGAGCGCAGGAGCAGCTCCGAAAGCCGCCACAGACTGCACGAACGGATCGACGAGCAATCAATCCGGATCACGGAAGTTGAGAAGACGGTCGTTGCTGCTGGCGCCATCGCCGCGCAACAGAGGGATGTCATTGCCGGTCTCACCGCGACGATCGACCATGAGATCAAGCCGACGATCAACCAGGTGAAGGACATCACCCGCCTCGGAAAGACGGCGGCCCTGATCTTCGCCAGCCTTGGTTTCACTGCTGGCGGCATGTTCATCTATTTCTCGGAAACGGTCGTACCGCCACTGCGCAAGTGGCTGCGGATCGACTAGAGCCAGCCCATCAATTGCGCTGTGTGGCCCACGACAGAAGCGACGGCCAAGACGCCCGCCAGTGCAAGGATCGTGTAGACAAGCCAATCCGGCATCATGTCCTCTCCCCGGTCCAGTTGCCCGCCATGATCATCGCGTTCTTCTCCCCGCACAGGGTGCAGCGGAACCTGGGCGATAGCTCCTTCAGGCTGCTGTAGGCACCTGCCTGTTCAAGATACTCCCTCGCGATGTCCTTCACCACATTGCAGCTCTTGCATTCGATCGCGAAGTAAGCGTGGTGCGGGATCTGGTAGAGGGCGTATGTCTGGAGCAGGGGGGCTGGGATGAAGCGGCGCTCGTGCATGGCGGTTCTCTCGTCGAGACCGCCGCACCGGTCGCAGGTGTGCCCGAGCCGCCATCGGGTGAGGGATGAAATGGCTCAGTCGCACGTGAACGTCAAGAGAACATCCTGCACGGATTATGCACGCTCCTGCACGTACTTTCGTGCTTTGTTCCGCCTGATGATGCAGCCTCGCGAAAGAGCACGGCGACCGTCGCACGGCGAAAAGTGTTTATAAACAAGGCGGTTGATGGTGCTGCTAGAGAGATTTGAACTCTCGGCCTCTCCCTTACCAAGGGATAAGTTACTTACTCACAAGGGCGGGGCTATTCGGTAGCAACGTTCACGCCCATTGCCTCCTCTGCTTCAGCCGCTTTACTCTCTGATCGGTCCTCAATCAATCTCTTGCACAGCATGTCGACGATCAGTCCCGCTTGCTCATCCTCATCACCCTTTGGATCGAAAGCTAGGCCGCCATACTTCGCGTCTTCGGTAAAGAACCCCGGCACTACAGTGGTAAACCGGATCGGGATCACCTCATTCCGCCCAAACCTCTCGCGGAAGTGGTCACTCTCGAACTTTGTCCAAATGCGGGTTGGGTACTCAGGTGACTGCAGGACAACCACATAACGTGCCTCGCTACGATAGATTGGGGCGAGGTAGTCTTCGACGTTCTGTGAGATGATACGGTGTTGCTCGTTCTCGTCATAAAAGCAGGACACTTCTCGCTCACTGAGGAGGGCGAAGATTTTCTCCGCCAAGCTGCGATTGGCGCCCGCAAAGGACAAGGCAAAGTCAAACCGGCCTTCGAAGTAGTCGGCTTTGTAGCCCACCTGTCTTGTGAAGACTCTCCATATGATGTTCTTCAAATAAAAGATCAGCTTGGGATCTTCGACTGAGAGGACCGAAGTTGATGGCTCGAAGTGAAAGTATGGGCCGAGGACCTTCGTCTTTTCCGGGTCGTCAAGGAGCGCCTGTAGCCATCCTTTGTCTATGACCTGGCTAATACTCCCCTTCATGTCCGGATGCTCGGCCATGGCTTCCGCCAAGTCCAACGACCATTCATCTGCTTGAGAGAGCCATCTTAATATGTGGAGATATGGGGCGCGACCTTCTTTTCGAAGCTTGGAGCCGCGAGCAAATGTTATCGCAGCCTCTTTGAATTGTCGGCTGAGGTCGTTTATCACATCCTCAACGACCACATTGACTGACGTTTCTATCGTCCGTCGCTCCTGTAGGGTCTCCGTAACCCCATCAAGAACGCACATTTTGTGGCAGAGCAATTGCACCAACTGGAAGCTTCCCTGTGCTCGATCCGCAAGTTCCTCCCTGCCGTTAATCGAAACGTTGAGGGCTTCTTCGCCCAGATGTATTACCTTCTGGATCAATTCCTTTGGGTTCGCCTCCAGCTTGAAGACGTCAATTCGAAGGCCAAGATCGTGAGCAAACTTTACGAGCTGGGTGCCAGCCTTATTGATACCGACCAGAATGAGTTTGGACTTGTCGTCTTCGGAATCCGCCAGGACCTTCATGAAGTCTGAGAGCCCTGCCTTGATATCGTCCGGCAAACGGTGAAAGTCGTCGACGATTACTGTACCAATAGCGTCCATTTCCGGCAGCGATCGGATCAGGTCGACATCTTTAGGTCGTCGGGCGCTCAAAGACAAAACATGGGCGCTCATATCAAGATCGTCGAGCACTCTTGCAATCGTGGTTGTCTTCCCGATTCCCGAGGGGCCTTCGACGACCATGCATCTGCCGGGTGTCCGCATTGAGACTTTGATTTCGTCATATCTTTCCGGGTGCACGAAGGTATGCGTAGGGACGCCAGAAAGCCGGAACACTTCTTCGAGGTAGGCCATAACAAATCCGCTGCCTTGAAACTTCACCTGCATGTTGATTGAGTCGTAGGTGCGGCGCAACCAGTGGTGATGTCGACTCTCGTTATCCGATTAGCCAAAAGTCTGGAACGCTGCGGGTACATACATGGCTAACGGGGCTCCCAATCTCTTGAGCAATCGATGTTCTATGGGTCCCTCCGGGACCACCACGAAGTTCTAGTTGAGCGTCCTCCCTCTGGGGAAAAAGCGGCGTCCGGCTTGACTGATTGCGCCAAGGAACGTCCCCTGCTGACGGCGTTGATGGTGAGGGTGCGATGCAAGACAAATTACAATGCGAGGGCAGGGACCTCAGTTGGATCGTGCGGTTCTGGGCGCGGATTTTCGAGTTTCTGGGGAAGCTCTCGCTGGTCACTCTTCTCCGTAAGATCCCAATCGTCCGACGTCACATGGGCGGCTTCATCGAAGGGTACGTGCTCTTCAATACCGCACTCTCCATCATTGTTCTCGCGGTTGGGTCGTACCGCAGCGACCGAGACTCGAACATCGTGCTCATCGCCTTTGCGCTCTATGGCGCATATCGTATCGCCGAGATGACGATCTACCAAGTCAACGTGCTGCTGTTCGACGAGTACAGATCGAAGCGGCGGAATGCGCCGTACGCGGTAATTGGTTTCCGCCGGATGGTGATCCTGCTGGTGCACAACTATTTCGAAGTGCTCTGCTGGTTTGGCGTGATCTATGTCTGGCTATACCGAGCGGGTCGGTTGGTCCTGCTCACGCCAGCGCCGACCTTCTTCGAGATGCTGCGGGAGAGCATGTTGCTGATGTTTTCGTTCAACGCCTACCGCTATCAACCTTCCGATGACCTGGCAGTAGTGGCTTTCAGCCTGCAGGCATTGGTGGGGCTCTTCATGACCTTGATGGTCTTTGCACGTTTTCTGGCACTTCTCCCGTCGCCAAAGAGCATGGATGAGTTCGATAACTGAGCCGGACGGTAACCTGTGACAGCAAAGTAAAGAAGATTCTATAGCAACCCAATGCTAACCTCTCGGAAGGCCGCCGAGGCGCCTCGTTTCTTCACAATGCAGCCGATGAGTTCCGGACGGACTTCCAGGCGGAGCTGGCAACGCTTCCAATGATTTCATCACAACAAAGCCGCCGTACAAGATAGAGTCGTTGACGAGTAAGAGGTAAACGTGCGGAATAAGATCTCCAGGGGCAAATTCACGGCGGCTGATCTTTCTAGATGTCCATACGCTATTGGCTCACAGCGGCTGCAATTGCATTAGCGATAGCCGCTAACGCTTTAGCCCAAGATAGTTTGCAACCCTCCCTAAAAGACGATCCCGTAGCCGAGCGGAGGCAAGAGGAAGGTGCACTCACGGGCGACGAAGGCCGCGACCAGCAACCAAGCTCTGTTGATCTGGTGCCCGTGCTCAGTAGCATCGAGTCTGCCATCCGCGATCTTATGTCCGAGGAAGATCAAGCGCAGCGCCGTCAGCAGGTAGAGAGAGAAAAGCGCGATTTGGCCGCTCAGGAAGAGATGGCTACTTGGGCTATGTGGATGTTCTGGGCGACGTTCCTGACCGTATTGCTCACCTTCGCTGCGTTGGTCGCTGTCATTCGCACCTTGCACCACACCAGGCGTGCCGCTGACTACGCCAGAGACATGGTTGACGAAGCAAAGAGCACCACTGCTGCCGCCGTCTTGGCTGCCGATCACGCGCGGGAGCAGGTTGAGCTGGCGCAACTCGCCAACGAGTTCGCCAAGGCTGAAGCCGAAAGGCAGTTCGACCCGTATCTTTTCGTTGCAGAAGCGACATACGGACCCATGCCGGACACTTGGGCCGGCCCAGTCGTCGAAGGCCAGTATTGGATTGCGGTGACGATCAAGAATGACAGCAGTTGGCCTGCCTTTATTAAGCGCACATGGATTCACGAGTTTGTTTTCTGGGATGGAGCGCTTGTCGCTAGCGGTGGGAATGGCGGATATGGCGTGACCTCTGCTTTGAAGCCGGGAGACGTTAGGGTGGTTGAAATGGGTGGCGCGCGTGGTGGCGATCCGCCCGCCGTCCAGACTTTCATTGGTGTTCGCTTCGGGTATGATAGTGTCGATGGGAGGCGAAGACACAAAGACTTCTGGTTGAGGAAGGCTCACGAGTACGGACCGCCGGGTGGATGGTGGCTCGATCGTCTCGATGACGCTCCTTGCTGGTTTGCTGAACTTCCCGAAGCCAGTAAGGGGCCATGGGGCAGCGTAGGGAACAGAGTGCCGACAGAAGAGGAACGGGAAGAGAGCTCCCGTTACACGGAGCGGAATATTGCAAAGATTCGTGAGTACCTGAAGTCGCAGGATGCTAAACGTAGCAGGCCTCCGGGTAATGACAAGTCTGCATGACGTTACTTCCATGCACCTTCCGAGGGACTTAGTAACTTGGTGCGTTTGCCACATAAGACCGCGCAAACGAGGCGATGTGTGTCGCGATCCCGATGGGGTTGGTGCCGGTCTGGGCAGGACCAGCGCCTGACACTAAGGGAGTGGGTAGAGCAGGGACGTAGAATTCAGATAGCACAAAGCCCCGTCGAAGCGGGGCTGATGGGATACCAGGTCTGACGACAGTACCAGTCATCGACATCCCGGCGGGGCTGATCCTTTTCGTAGCCGTACCGCTCCTGAAGCTTGCCTTCGAGCTGGTCACGCTTGCCTTCGATCCGGTCGAGGTCATCATTAGTGAGCTTGCCCCACTGTTCCTTGGCCTTGCCCTTCATCTGCTTCCAGTTTCCTTCGACGCGGTTCCAATCCAT